CTATCTGAACCATTTACACCAATAAATAATCTACCTGATCCTCCGCTGATAATATCGGTTCTCAAGTAAGCTTTTTCAGAGTATGTAGCTCCTACTCCAAGTCCAATCTTAACACCAGCACCAACGCCACCACCAGCATTATAAAGTCTTAATCCTTCTACAGATGTTGTATCACTAGTCGCTGTTTTGATTTCTAATTTAACAGCTGGACTCGTTGTTCCTATACCAACGTTACCGTCTTCATCGACTCTAACTGCTTCTCCTGAGTTTGTATTAAGGGTAATATACCCAGTAGCGTAGTCATTGTATAACCCTAAATTAGTCTGAGTAGTATGGATGGCTCCCCTTGTAAAGTAGTTAGCTGTACCTCCAAAATAGATCTTCCTTGTCGTTGGGTGATTGCCTATGTATAAATCACCATCCCCAATATCCAAGCTACTTCTTGGAGTTGTTGTTCCTATACCAACTTCACTACTAGCAATATCAACAAAAATAGTACCATCTGCTACAGCCTGATTACTAGAATTACCTACAAACAACCTACCCTCATTCAAGTTAGGTACAGCGTTTGTTCTTCCTGCACCCATTACCGTAATAGAACCAGCAGCATTATCTCTTCTAGTAACCTTTGCAATTTTCTGCAAAAGTGAACTCTCACTTGTAGGAGGAGTAGTTGTTAATGCACCAGCAGTATTAGAAACAAAAAGCTCATCACCTTCATCCCAGTTTGGAGTGTCTGTATCTAAATTACCAAGACCACCAAAATTAATAACAGTGACAGGATTATTGGCACTAGCTGCTTCAGATGCGATACCAAATGCTGGCATCCTCGTAGCGTCATTTGCGTCTGCAAGACCCACAACAGTTGTATTTCCAGAAATACCAGAAATGAAAACAGCTTCTCCTTTTGCTATAGCTTCACCTGCTTGAGCTTTAAATGAAACAGCCCCTCTTAAATCACCAATAAACTCTTCTGCTTCAACTGAACCATCATCTTGTAATGTAACTGGATCAAACCCTAAAGCCCCAGTAATATCTCCGCTTGTTAAAGTATAAGTTGGATCAGAAGCTCCATTTACCTCAAAAGTAAAAGTATTTCCAGATTTAGATACTCCTGTTAAATAGTAGTTTGTGTCAGCAGAAAATCCCTGATCGCTAACCCAAGATTGTGTGGCAATTTGTGAACCAGTAACTTCAGCTGTAGTCTGCCCACTTAAAACAAGTAAATCACTGCCATATTCACCAATAGTAATTTTATCAAAGTCAGCAGTACTTTCTACCTCAACAATAGGTAAACCAGCAGCATCATTAACTGAGAAAACTGTGCCTGTTACTTCATCAGTAACTCCGAAAAGTCTTCCATTTGAACCATCAACAGAAAAAATAGTACTCCCACTACCATCTAGAAATAACCCAGAAAAAGTTGGAGCATCGCCAGTATTAAGCCCCAAATCATCTAAAACTTCAGAAGTAGTTAAAGCTTCGAAGGTTGTTTGGCTATTTGATCCTGTGGTTCCTACGAAATACTCTGACATATCTACAAAATTATATAGTTTGTTACACTATTTAACAAATAAAGGCATAAAAAAAACCCACCCCAAAGTTAATTGGGGCAGGTTATTTATATTTTATGTATTAAGCTGTAGTATCTTCGATCCAGTTATAATTAATTGTAGCAGAAGTAATTAAGTTAGCAGTGTTTTGATCACTGTTGATTTTTAATCCAATTCCATTTACACTTACAGACAGTCCATAAGCAGAAGCGTTTGCTCCTGCAAAAGTCTTCGTTACAAAAGATTGCAGCATGTTCGTGCTGTCAGCATCGCGACGAATTACTCCTTGAATCTTCCACATCGCCACATAACTACCGTTATCAGAATCTTGGTCTGTTCTTGCTGATTGAACAACACCTTCAAAAGCAACAGTCGTTTTGTCATTTAGGTCAATTGCATTACCATCATCTCCAGAAGTGGTAATTCCATCATTATCAGTCCCGCGAAGTATAATGATACCACCTTTTGTTACTACATTAGTTTCTGCGCTATTATCAGAACCAAGTTCAATCTCATCAAGATGGCCTTGATCTGATTTTGTAGAATAACCAAATGATCCTCCAAGAGAAGCTGTAGAACCTCCAGAAAGACCATTACCAACACTTAAAGTAATACTACTATTAGCTAGTTTGCTGTTCTCAATCGAACCTGCTAACTGAGCATTAGTGATTGTGCCAACAAGTGCCGTTGTAGGATAGTTAGTAGCATCCGAAAGATCGAAAGCTGGAGTAGCATCTGAACTACCTAAAGCAACAGTAACTCCACCAAAATTAACTGAATCAGAAACTAACTTAGAGTTGGCAATACTACCAGCCAACTGATCATTAGTAATTGTTCCTACAAGAGCTGTAGTGGGGTAATTAGTCGCATCACTAAGGTCAAATGCAGGAGTCGTATCTGAACCACCTAACGAAAGACTAACTCCACCATAATTAACAGAACTATTTGTTAACTTAGAATTTTCTATAGAACCTGCTAATTGGGCATTCGTAATGGTTCCAACCAAAGCTGTCGTAGGATAATTAGTCGCATCTGAAAGATCGAAAGCTGGAGTAGCGTCTGACCCTCCCAATGAGAGAGCAACTCCACCGTAAGAAACAGAACTATTAGAAAGCTTTGAGTTGGCGATAGAACCCGCCAACATGTCATTCTCAACAGCTCCATTCTCAATTGTTGCAGTCAGAGTAACATTAGAACTGCCATTAATAGAAGTAGAGCCACCAAGATCTCCGTCAAGAGTAATTGTACGATCTGTAGTCCAAGCCTCAGCACTAGTAGCCGTACCAACAATATTAGCTTCAATATCTAAGCCATCCGTTGTCCAACGATCCGCTGCTCCATCATAAGTAAACTCAGCAATAGTTAATGCTCCAGTTCCATCAACAATAATACCTGCGCCATCAGCAGATTCATTATTTGGAGCCCCAGTTCCTAGAACTAAACTAAAGTCATCAATCTGAACACTTGTAGAATTAATTGTTGTAGTTGTTCCATCAACCTGCAAGTCACCAGCAATAACAACAGTTCCAGCAGCACCCGCAGAATCTGGGTCAATGGTAATTGTAGCAGGACCAGTAATACTAGCAGAATTCCCATCACCTGAAACTCTTAATGAACCAACTTCAATTTCCGCAGATGTAGCTGAACCAATTTGAGCAACATCATCCAAAGTAAGTGATAAGTAATTACCAGAAGCTTCTTGAAGAGCATCAATCTCATTTTCTAAAAACCCAGTAGCAGTCCTTAAAGTTGCAAGTTCAGCGTCATTACCTGTAATTTGAGACTGCAAATCTCCAGAAATACCTGTTACTTCAGCCTCAGTGAAATAACGATCATCTAAATTAACAGAATCAAAAGTGGCTGTAGTAACGTGACCATCAGAATCAAACTCAAAAGTAATATCTTGAATTACATTACCATCAGAAAGATCTAAACCTGTATTTCCTGCTGGGGTAACAACTGGGTGAGCATTGGCTGCCAAATAGCCAGACATCGCATGAATCGCATCTTGAGAAGCACCAATACCAGTAACTCCATCAACAATCTGGTTTTGAATAGCTGCTCCCCTTACGTCCCCAGTAAATGTAGAGATGTCTGTCAGGCTACCCGTAGTAAAATCTACTTGAGTGCCATTTTTTGAACCTTTGTAAATTATATTATTTGCCATGGTGTTTTAAAAAAATAACTAGTTAATGCTAGTTACACCACAAACAGCAAATAAGAAAATTAATATTTTAATTGAGTCAAATCAACCTTACCCAACCAACGTATATTAGTACCAGATTTTCCAGTAGCAAAAAATTTCAAAGAACCATTTGACGCACTAACGGCAAATTTAACATCTCCAACCCCAATTTCATCATGAATAATATGATTGTGAGGATCTCCAACTAACGATACTAAGTTTGCACTTGAACCTCTTTTAGCCCCGCCATTAACATGCATAACCGCACTATCGCCATTTTCAGCTCTAGCAATAAATTGGCAGCTAAAAAAGTAAGAGGTATTATCTTCTAAAACGAATCTAGCACTAGATCCGTCTAAAAATAACTCAGTTTCAGAATCGTCTGTAGAATTACCGCGAAGCAAAAATAAACAAGTCTGAGCATCTCCTGCGGTAGAGAAAAAACCATTAGAAATGATAAACTGACTCTGCTGAGAGTTTAAATTTGGATTATCTGATCCTTCTCCAAAAATAGCTTTAGAGACATTCTCAGTATTAAGAGTCTCTACAACTAAATTTTTTAATTTTACTTCTAACGCCATTATGTATTCGGTATTGCTCTAGTTTGTAATGTGTATCCTGTTCCTATATTATCTGAAAATTCAACGAAGAAACCAGTATTAGTTATACTTCTTACTGCTATAAAATAAGTTCTCTCGCCATCATCTGGCAACTGCAATTCGCATTGAACAACGGGAGCCGAAGAAAATGAAGTAGCAAACTCAATTCCAGTTTCATCAATACCAGAAGGCAAAACAGTATCAAACCTCTGTCCTAAATCTCTATCTTCTACCCAAGTTCTTGTTGCAACTGTCTCTCCGCCCATTGTAATATCTTGAGCTACCGCCAAATTACCCGTAGGAACATCAATGCCACTAGCAAAATCTATACTCAAGGAATGTTCAGCAATAGATGACTTAGTTCTCCCAACTTTACCATCAGCTAAGACCATAGCCCCTTCATGTGTAACTCTGCCTCCTCTTCCAGCTATGACAGTAGAGAAAGAACCACTAGCAAAATTATTAACCCCTCCAACAACAATAGCATTTGAAGCATCCTGAATAGTATTACTTTCTCCGCCTAAAATTATAGAATGATCAGGAGCTATAGTGCCACTTGTTATATTGCTACTTTGGCCACCAACAATAACCGCATTTGAAGCCCCCAAAATATCATTATCATACCCACCATCAACCAGAGAAGCAGTAGATTGTTTAATTGAGTGAGAAGTTCCACCATTAATAGTATTATAACCAAGGCCACCATTTTCTATTAAGTTCGATCGACCACCAATAATAACAGAATAGTCATCTCCAGTAATAGTGTTTAACTCTCCACCAGCAATAACATCATAGTCACCAAATATCTGGTTGCCGCTACCAAGAATAACAGCAGAGTAAAGAGAGTTAACAGAGTTATCTCCGACAATTAATGATTCAGCATCAATATAAAGTTTCCTATCTGAACCATCAAGATCACCAGTAATAACAATATCTTGAGAATCAGCAGAAATGATAAGACCAGAAAGAAAAGTCTTTACTCCAGATATAGTTTCCTCTCCTGTTATATTAACAAAGTTAGAGTCATTAAGAGCTAGTAATGAATATTCAGCTTCTGTTAGGTGATAATATTCGCCAGAAGCACCACCTTGAATACCAAGTAGAGAGTTGTGAGAAGTGCCATCAACACCGACATTTAGACCTGTCGATGAAGATATCGTCAAGTCTACATTTGGTGTTTCTGTTACTGTTACATTGATACTCATGGAAGAGGAGTTGCAGTTCCGCTAATGGTTGCCGTTCCATATAACAACCGATCAACGCAACCATCTGATTTAATTAAAAATATATCATAGGAACTGTAAGCTGGCTCCATAGCCTGAGTATCTGCACTACTTAAAGACATTTTTGCACCGCCATTTTCAGCATCAGTCTCTGCATAAGTAAAAGTGGCTTGAACTGCTTGATCATAATCGCGATAAATAACTCCAGTTAAATAAACTGCATCTGTACGAAGATCATACGGGCTGTCAGAGTCATCCGTAAGAGTCATTGGAATATCAAGACAAGCTCCCTGCTCAATAACGATATCATATTTTGTCCCAGCCATTGTTTTATGTTACACTAATTTATTACTTTTTTAAGAATTTATCAGGATTCTTCTCAAACTTTTTAGCTAAAGCAATAATACCATTAATAATTTCTGGTGCTACTACTCCAACAACACCATAAGAAATCGCTTTTATAAAGTCACTTATAGGAGCATCTTTTAGCACAAACCATAAAATACCTGATAATAAAGCCGCAGCTATAACATTTCTCAAAAAAGACTTTATTGAAACCTTACCTTTATAAGTAAGCATACGCGCAATCATACCAGCTGCGCCAATCACAGGGATCACCCAACCACCATCTAAAAACTCCCTGAAAAGATTTTTAAAATCCATGTAAAATACATTACACCAAAAAAATATTTTTGTGTATGAATAAGTGATGGGGGAAAATAATAAAGATCTTTCTGAAGCAGAAGAATTTGCTTTAAAATATTGTAATCCAAAAGACAGTGAAATTATCTCTGACTTGGATAGACATGCTAGAGAGTCTGCTTGGGCCTTACTACAAAGAATAAAACACTTAGAGAATCAAAAGTGTGTTTGTGAGGAGTGCGGTTCTGAAGTAGAAGACGAAGAAGTCGAGGACGCAGTTACAGAAAAAGCTGAAGAAAAAGAAACGCAAGAAGTAAAAACGCAAGAAATTAAAGCGGAAACTCCAGATACTTCTACTCTAGACAAGCTTTCAGAAATAGCTGAGAATAATAAAGAATTAATTAAAAAGGCCACAAAAACTGTGGCAGGAGCTGGCGCTGTAGCAGCTACAACTCAAACAGCAGCGGCAGCAACAAGCCCAAGTATAACTGCGGCAACAGCAACATTCTTCCAAGAAGCTAGTCAAAAAGTTGCAGCGATTGGTACTGCTGGTGTTATGTCTATAGGTAGCGGAGCCTATTTTCAAGCTAAGACTGTTAAAGCAGAGGGTATTGAAATAGCAGTTGTTAGCGAACAAGAATATGGAGTATTCTCCAAATTTAACCAGTTTACAGAGTCAACACTTGGAGTCTCATCATTTAAGAGTGTAATCAGGTATGCTGAAGAAGGCTTCGGCGATATTGAAGGAACTAGTCCATCTTCTGAAGGAGAAGGTGAAAGTGGAGATGGAGGCGAAGGTGGAAACGAAGAACTTTCTGATGAAGAAAAGTCGGCAAAATTTAAAGAAGCGGCTGAAAAGAAGAAGGAACTAGAAGAAAAGGGAATTCTTCCCAAAACTAAAGAAGAATTAGAAAAAGACAAACCTGTAACGCCCTTAGGCAATGAGTAATGGAAGAAATATTTGATAAAATTTTAGCCCCGTATATGTCCTCTATGCCAGAGTTCGTTGTCTCCGTCATGGGACTTATTGGGACACTTGCTTGTATTGTGCCAGAAGAAAGTAAGTTGGGAAAGATACTTGGAAAAGTAACTGGCAATTTAACCAAATTTAAAAACTATCTACTTAAAAAAGTGAAAAAATGAACAAACTAATACCACTAATACTACCACTATTATTCGTAACTTCTTTGGCTAAGGCGGCTATTGTCACCTTTACTGGAGGAACCGCAAATCTTGAAAATGGAGAAGTCGTCATCACTGATGCACAATCTTATAACGATGGCGTGATGAGCTATCAAGAAGGAGATGTTATCCTAAACTATTTGTCTCCCAATGAAGATTGGAGCTTTCAAACCGTAGGAAATTACTACGGTGCTGGAGATGACGTAATTCATGGCCATTGGAGCGCAATCTCATCTATTGAGATTTTTCGTGATGGAAACACTCCTTTTGATCTTCAGTTCTTCCATTTGACATCTAATACTGAAATCGGTGGGGGAGCAGCAACTGGAGACGAAATCATTGCCATCCAAGGATGGTTAGATGGAGCAATAGTTACTGAAGAGTTTCAATTGCCAAGTGAAGATTGGGGAGGCGAATACCAAGATGTCTTCCTTCCCTCTTCGTTCGATAATGTTGACAAAGTTGTTATCCGTGATTTATCGCAATGGACAACGGGCGAGTATGTCCAAGGTGAATGGTCTGCCTTCTGTTTTGGAATGGATAACTTTGTTTTCGACGAGGTTATCCCACAAGAACTTATCATTGGCAACTCTGTTGAGTTGAAACCTATACCAGAACTTAGCTCAAGCTTATTTGGAGGGCTGGGATTGCTGCTTCTTTTACAGCGGAAAAGGAGATAATAAATAATAAAATATACAAAAAAGCCCCTCTTCGGAGGGGCTTTTTTTTATTGATTGTAAATCTCTCGCTCTAGCTTTCTATAACGAGCATCTGAATGCCAGACTTCATCACTTTGGGGGGTGTACGTCCCCTCCTGAGTCTGAATCGGTTGTCCCGCTTTGAGCTTCAAGGAAGACGGTTGATATATGTTTAAATTGGTTGTTTTCGGTGCGGAGCTGCCCCCGCAGGAAGTCAGCGCGATCATTGGACTCATTGTCACCAACAGCGCGTAGCTTTTCAATTTCTTCGATAAGTTCATTTTTTCTTTTGTTATGTTTTTCTGTTATTTCAAAGAAGGCAAGCTTATTCCTTAAAGCCAGATAAAGCTTGAGACTTTGAGCAAGAGTTTTAATTAAGGACATCATTGCTTTATTATATACACTCTAAAACCTGCTTCCACTCCATATTCCCAATGACAGAAGTTAGTTTCGTTATATCTGCCTGAGTGAACTTTTGGTATTGTCCTTTTAATTTTTCTGGCATTGCTATTTGCTTAACTTTTGCTCCAGAATTCTCTGCCATTTTGTCAGCAATATCCCTAAAAGGAACAGAATTACCAGTGCCAACATTAAAGATCCCAGAATCATCATGATGAAGCATCCTATAATGAACTTCACAAACATCCTCAACATGGACGAAGTCTCTGCTGGCTTTTCCTCTAAAAACTTTGATCTCACCATGTTCTTGAACTTGTTTAACGAATTTAGTAATAGGGCTTGCTTGATCTCCTTTGTGCTCCTCATGAGGACCATACACATTGAAGTACCGAAATCCTTGATACGGATGCTTCTCGTTTAACAACCAATTGTCAAACATATATTTACTATAAGCATAAGGACTCAATGGAATACAGAACTGATCCTCTTGGAAAGTGTCTGCAACCCCATATACTGAAGCACTGCTAGCATATTGGAATTTAATATTCATATTAGCACACAATTGATAAAGGGTGCCAGAGAAGATAAAGTTCTCATTTAGAATCTTTTTTAAGTCAGTTTCTGTTGTACTTGAGTTAGCCCCAAGATGAATAACTGCATCAATACCATTTAAAGGAGGCAGACTGCCGCCAAATTTTATGTCATAAGGTACAACTTCTATTCCCCTCTTCTCAAGATAAGGGCAAAGGTTTTTCCCAATGAAGCCTTCACTGCCAGTGACTACAACACGCTGCATAACGCATTATATTACAAGTCACCTTCGTCTTCAACAAATTCTTTAATATCATTCAAAAATGGAAAACCATTAAGCAAATCCTGATGTTCTGAAAATGATTCATCATCCCAACCCCACTCAGAAAACTTCTCTTCTTCGTCCCAAGCTAAAACTTCTTCTGAAGCCATAGAACTTACAGGCTTTTTAGCCCAGAATTTGCAACTCCAGTAGCGTGGGGTAGTTTTATCTTTGGCAGTATCGCACTTATGACGCGCTCTAAAGCTCCTGCGACGATCTGGGTCGTCACGTTTGATCTCCATGTTAGGATCACCAAACTTAACCATAATAACATTGCCAGTCTTGGGGTTCTTAACATAAACGCCAAACTTCTTTTTGCCGTCCTTAAGTCGGAATGGCTTGTTTAAAGTCTTTTTTTCCGCCTCTGAGTAGTCAATATCTTCAATATCTTGATCTGATTCAGATGAAGCATCCATCCGAACGAAATCTAAACGGGCAAGAGCAAAATCAATTTCCTCATAATCAACGAAAGCTCTTCCAAGCTCTTCAATATAATAATCTTCAGAACCTCTTGCTACATCCTGATCGGCTGCACGGTAAGATTTTTTAACCTTACCTCCGCGCATCATCTTTAAAAACATATTTACTCTAGCCATCGCCCATTGACCTCTGGTCTTGTTAGGACGGTGACTAGAGCTAAATGCTCCCGCACCACGGCGGTAAATTTTCTTTAACTGAGAAAGTGTAACTTTTTTGGAATGCTTTTCATTATGCTCTTTTACTTTATTTTTTAGAGCAGTAACTACTTTTTCTGAGAAGGCAATCTTTTTCCCATCTTTCCCAGCACTACCTTTTTCGTTCTTACTAGAACCTTTTTTGCGCTCGCTAGGCTTTGCTGGAGTTTGCGCTCCACTTTTAGGCCCAGAACGCTTGGCAGAGTGAGATTCAAGAAATTCTTTAGCTTCTTTAGAAAAATCGTATTCCATCAAAAGATGTTACACTTGTTTTTCAAAAACTTCGTTATAACTTTGAAGTTTTTCTTCGTCAGTCATATTATCAAGTTTACGATCAACCTCTTCATTGACTAGAGTAGAGATTATATCTATTAACTCTGCAAAAGTTAGATTACTTGTAATATGATTAACAAGGGCTTCGTGAAGCTCTTGTTCTTGATCAGGAGCCATTACTTCTGTAATTGCTTACTCTTATAAATTCGCAGATCAGGCTGGTTATCCTTTTCTTTGTATTTATTCTTGAAGATAACGATTTCGAGTTTTTCACCTCCAACCGTTACGCTTCCAGAGTAAAATGGCTTGTCTCCGCCTTTACGCCAGAGAGCACCAATTTCACGATCTGACCATTCGCTTGATGTATTATTTTCGTTCATAGATTTGTATAGCTTTTGATTAAGTGCTTCTTATTGTGAGGAAGCTCAGTATAACGCTTTTTGATTCTCTTGTAAACCCTTTTCATGATTGGGTCTTTCTGAAAAGAAATTAAGCTCCTGAGATATCTTGCTGTCGATCCACTCATTACTTGCCAAATGAGACTTTGTCAAGGCTTGTTTTTGCAAATCGACGAACATTTCCATTATTCCGATCAAAGATCTGAATATAACTTTCAGTCTCTCCACGAAACTGAGCGTTTAAGGTTTCCCCCTGTGTGGTTTTAAGGCCAAAAAAACGACCCCGTGTACCACGAATGACATTAAGTGCAGTTTTCTGCTTACGATTTAATTTCATAACATGTTATTCTAGAAATAAAAGCCACTTTATCAACTAGAAAGACAAATTTTTTCTAGATTTATTTTAGAGGAATCCTTTGTTATCTCTTTGCAAATAAATTTATTTATCTGCTTTTCGAACCTGTCTTCAAAGTCTACTAGGTTCTTAGAGGAAGAAGCAAATCTCTTGAGAAAACTCAATGTAAACACAACCTCTATATTGTTCAGCCTCAAATCCTCATTGATCTTTTGAAGCTTATGATAAAGAATTCTGAATATATCTTTCTTCCTGACTTGCTTCAATACTAAGTTGCAGTCAAAGAGCGATAATAATTCTTTAAAAATAGAAGAGGTAGGAGATCCAGATTCAGAATTGAATCCCATAGAAGAGGAGTTTTCAACGCCGCTAGTTACAAATATTTTAGCATTGGAGAAGTCAGCTAAATCTCCATTTGCCATTTGAAGCCTACCTTCTTTTAGAATTTGAGCAAATATAGTCTTAACAGAAACATGTAGCCTATGAAAATCATCAATAATGATCACACTATTCGGATGAATATTAATCTTCTCACAAAGAGAAGTATTGTTCATTACCTCTGGTAGAATTTTAAACTTAGCGAACTCGTCTGAGAAATGAACGCCACTGTAACTTAAAACATTAACCCCTCTCTTCTCTAAAGACTCCTTTAAAGTAGAGCAGAAGAAGCTTTTACCACTGGATTCTACCCCAGTTAAGCAATAGATGTTAGGAGCTGCCCCCTTTTTGTTCATGCCGTAGCTTGATAGTGAAATACTCTCAACGAGAGAATCTATAACACTTTTATTTCCTACAAACTTACTTTTTAAACTTCCCGAAAGTTCTGACAAGATTTCTGGCTTCCTCAAAGGATTCTCTTTCTTAGAAAAGAAGTCTTCAAGGTGCTTCATTGCTACTTCAGGAGTATTTTTTTGCTTATCTTCAGCCCAACCTGAAAGTCTATCCGATACAAAAGACATTATGGACTCTGTAGAGGTTAGATCTACCTCACTAGCTTTTATTTCATCCTGAATTTCTTTAAAAGAAGAATCTTCTTGCCAATGGGAAAGTTTGGCTTGAGCACCACAGTGATCAATAACATCAATAGCTTTATCTGGGTAAAACTTATTGGGAAGATATTTCTCGCAAAAATCAATCACATGATTAATAAAGTTCTCTGTGTAACTGACTCCGTGAAACTCTTCGTAGTATGAGGTGATAGTTGGAAGGATCTCCTCCATTTGGAATTTTGAAGGCTCCTTAATGGTAACTCTTTCAAAGCGACGATCCAAGGCAGTGTCCTTCTTAATTGTATTGGTATACTCATTAATGGTTGTTGCTCCAATACAGCTAATAGTACCTCTTGCTAATTCAGGCTTGAGAATATTAGAAGCTTCAAGGGAGTTCTCTGTTGTTCCTCCAGCACCAACTAAAGTGTGGATCTCATCTATAAATAAAATAATATTGTCATATTTTTTAACTTCATCAACAAACTTCTCAAGCCGCTCTTCAAATTGTCCCCTGTATTGAGTCCCAGCAACCATACTAGATAAACTCAAAGAATAAATAACTTTGTTCGCGATGAGTTCTGGAGCTTCGCCATTTACGATCTGAGAAGCGAGGCCTTCAATTAAAGAAGTTTTACCTGTTCCCGCTGGACCCACTAGAATTGCATTAGGCTTTTTCTTTCTACAAAGAATTGTTGCTATTTCTGATATCTTGTCATCAAAATCTACAATTTTATCAAAATCTCCACGAGAAGCTTTTAAGTTTAAGTTTTCTGCAAATTGATCCAGAATGGGGTTCTCATCGAACATGCCAATCCATTTGTCAACCAATTCAAAGGAAGAGTCTGAGTCGAAATAACTCATGAACTCATCATTCTCGTCTTCTTCATCTTTTATGAATCTAGTAATATCTGTAATCAGAATATCTCTATCCTCTTCCCCAAGAACTGAACTTAAAGCTTTGGGTGTAAAGCTATTGCTCAACATGCCGAGAAGTATAGATTCTGGTCCGATATAATCTAAACCAAAAATATCTCTCTGGATGATCTCACATTCTTCAATTAGCTTATTTAGATTAGTGGAATATTTTCTAGAAGTTATTTTTTGAGGTTTTTTCTTCTCTATTACTTGAAGCGATGCAAGCTGTAGGGCCTCTTCGGAAGAAAACTTCTCAAGTAGAGTCGAGCAGGAAAGACTTAAGTCATTGATAAAACTATGAAAAAAAACATCTATATCTACCCTATTCCTTTCAAGTAGTTCGTTTAACTCTTGAGATTTTTTAAAAATAGAAGTCAGTTGTGGAGTAAATGGAAGATCGTTCATTTTTTACTTAAATCCCTCAGTTTCATCATGATTTTTGTATCTACGACTCTTGCTGAATTCACAAAACTATTACCACGACCTTTGCTAGCATTCAAGATCAAAATGCAATCTTTTGATATTTTATACTGCTCAAGGAAATCAGTAAGGGTGGTTGATCTAGAATTATCCATCATAAGAAAACTAGCCGCCCCTGTGTTATCAGAACCTTGAATCAACATGTATTTATTGCCACTTTGAGATGTCTTTGTAAAAAAATCTTTTACTTGGCAAACTGTCTTGAAATTAGTCCTCTCTGATATTTCATCTATATCCTTGAGATAACACATGGCCCCAAACTCATCTTCAAAACAATCCTTCAAATCAAAAGAGTAGCTATATCCCAGCAAAGTATTTTCATACCACCAATTAGTAAACTTTTGATAAGGTTTATTTTTGTCAAAGATTTCTTTGTAATTTTTGAAGTTCCTTTTGAACGTTTCAAACCTAGACTCTTTCATTAAAGGACGACCATCGTCAGCAATAGCTTTTGTTTCTATCGCTTGCGATATGGCTTTTAAAATATCATCACCGAACCTGTCTTTAAATGAAATAAAATTCCTCTTCTCTCTATCCGTCAATATGTTGAAAGCTTGAGCCTCTAATACTAACCTACCTCTTTTTTCTGTAGACTCTCCCATCGCTCCAGCTTGAATCAAAGCGACAAGAATAGATATGTTGATTCCGCAACTCTTAGCGGCAGAGAATACATCATACTTGCTCTCAAATCCATCAGAACCTTTAAAAAATATAAGGCTTTCAATAGACTTTTCTGAGATGCCCTTAATGCTATTCAAACCATACCTAATATTGTTATCCTCAATAGAGAAATTCATTTGAGATTTAAATAAGTTTGGTGGCAATAAGCGAATACCAAAGTGATCTAGCTCATGATGAACAGAAGCAACAACCGCCAAAGGATCTGGATCAAACTCAGAGGATTCAAGCACAGACAAGAAAAACTCTCTAGGATACTTGTATTTCAAATAAACTGTTTTAGCAGCTAACTCAGCATAAGCAAAACTATGAGACTTGTTAAAAGAATAATCTGCCGAAGCTTGAAGTGCAGTCCAGTAGAAATCACTAATTACACCATCCAAACCTAAATCCTCTGCGGCATCATAAATTCTATCTTTCCACTTAGGCATCTCCTCAACCTTCTTCTTGCCAACAATTCGACGGAGAGTCTCTGCTTCTTCCAAGGTTAAACCAAAAACCTTATTTGCGATCTGCATCAATTGCTCTTGATATAGAATTACATTTTTTGACCAAGACAAAATCTCATCTAAATCTTCATGTAATCCACTCTTTTTGAGAGACACTTTTTGAGTGATATATTCGTCAACAAATTGTAGAGCTCCGGGCCGTGCTAGAGCCACAACGTCAGAAAGTTCGTTTAGATTTTGTGGTTTTACCTCCTGACAAACTCTAAAGTTTGTGTCAGCAGAAATTTGGAAAAGACCTTCTGGATGGTTGTAATCTTGAAGCTTTTCATAAATAAAAGAATCATTGGGATCTATGTCATCTATGTTGATTCCTATCTTCTCACAAGTCCTGTGAGCAATAGTTAAAGTCCTCAATCCAAGAATATCAAACTTAACCATCAGGTCAGCAACATCATGCATATTGTACCCAGTAACTAAATCTCCATCTTTAGTTCTCTGTAATGGAACTACATCGCCAATTGATTGCGAGCAGATCGCGATACCAGAAGGATGGACTCCAGTGTTCTTGATTAAATTCTCTACTCTCTTGGCGTTAACAAAAGTTCTTTTGTGATTTTTTGCCCACTGATCAAACTTCTCATTCTCTTCTCTAGCATTCTCTAAAGAAGAAACTTTGCCATGGAGTTTTGGGATCATGTCACTAACAAAATTAGCCTGATCCTCTTTTGCTTCATCAAAATACTTTGTCGCTTCTCTAATACAAAGTTTGGAACTAAAAGTATTGAATGTTAAAATTTTTGCAGTCCTGCCATTGTGTTTGTCTTCAATATACTGAATAACCTTTTGTCTCTGCTCATAACTAATGTCTGAATCAACATCAGGAAGAAGACTGCCAACAAGAAACTCCTTGTTTCTCTTATCGTAAACTTTTTTAGCGCGACTCTTTGAAACGAAACGCTCAAAGAATAAGTTGTGAGGTATTGGATCAATATTAGTTACTCCCAATAAATATAAAACAAGAGAGCCAGCAGCAGATCCTCGACCTGCTCCCGTAGGAATATGATTCTCGTGGCAGAAATTTAGTACATCCCAATTGAGCAAAATGTAATCTGTAAACCCTAGCTCCTCAAAAGTCTCCAATTCTTGTTTGGCTCTTACGTAGTAAGCATCTCTATTATTATATTTAGTGATCCCCTTATCTCGTAAACCCTTGCGAGTTAACTCATACATAATTTCTTTTGTAGAGCTGTTTTCACCAAGACCTAAGCTTTGCAAAACTTTTGAAGAAACCTCTGTTTTAGGAAGTTCTACTCCAGCAGGTTCACAATCATCATATACTGTAAAATCTTCAAACATTATAAATTCATTTCTTTTTTAAGTGCCGAAAAAACCTTGAAACACATCTTGTTATCATACAGTGCATCATGAAGCTTCTCCTCTTCAAATTCAATTCCAAAAAACTTCAATAACTGATTCTGAGAAACCCTCGCTTTAAGAGATCTGTCATGAATTATTTTATACTGCCAACTAAGCATGTTGGTTTTAGGCTTGTCTAGATCTTCCCTATAAGCCTTTCCCAAAGCTCTAGTATCATAGATTCGTTCAAGGTAAGAGTAATCTGGGGTCTCCCCTAATAATCTCTGCATCCCAGCTACCATGTAAACATCGAAGCCAAGCAAGTTCTGACCAACAACTTTGTATTCTGGGTTAAACAAATCAGCTTTAAAATCAGCCCAAACTTTCTTCAAAGGCTCCTTCCTCTCATTATACTTATCCCAACTAAAACCAGTCAAATGCTCTACCTTTTTATTTATTTGTAGATCTTTGTGACTAATAAATCTATCATTCTCTTTGATTATCTTATTGCCTTGACAAATCAACCAAGAAACTTGCCAAGTACGAGAGGAATGAAGATTAAGACCCTCAGTCTCCGTGTCGAAAACTAAATATTTTTGATTATGTGGTAGCATCTTTATAAGACTCCCAGCAGAACTCGTCTGAACAGAAGTGATTTAAGTTTGGGTTTTGAAAAGTTGGAGACTTGCCTCCAGATCTACTGCAAGCAGCCTTGTACATTTGTAAAGCCTCAAAATCATCTTTATTATGATGAAGAATAGTTTTGACCATCTGAGTTTTTACATTTAGCTCTTTGATAACCGATCTAATCTGAAAATCAAAAGGGTGATTATTGTCTTCAATAAAGTAAGTCGGGTTTAAATGACTTATCTCAATATGAGATAGACCAAAGAAAAATAAATTATTGAAAATGTAAGAGTCATAAAAAGGAACACATACCTTTAGATTCTCAAAATCTTTATCCCTATAGGCAGATAAAATCAAGGAATTCTTATCGCTTAAAGAAGCATCTGAATAAAGCCTCTTCAGATCTTGTATTCCTTGATTGTTCTTCGCAAAGAGAACAAGTTTACTTGGCTTCTCATTGATATCTCCCTCATTTTGTAACACATTTATCCTCAACCCAAAAACCAGTGGGATGCCCTCTTCCTGAAATACTTGATTGAAAATCCTGAACCCATAAAACGAATCTTCTACCATTACCACTCTTTCTAGAGAGTTTATTTTGGCAATGTCTAATATTTTCTCTGTAGTCAATATAGACTTACCTATACTGTACTGACTCTTGAAGAGAGGTATCATGACTTGATCTTAGAGAAGATCCTCGTCCATGTCAAACGAAAAAGCTGGACAACCCGCGTATTTTTTCTTCTCAATCCTGACTCCCTTGCCATCATCCAACATCTCTTGCAAATCTTTTTTTGCGTAAGAAGACTTTATGAACTTATCATCTTCTCCAAGTAGGTGATAATAGTCGAAAGGAAATTTAAATGGGCAGTGCCACATCAAGTCTCCATTTTTTTTCAACTGACCAACGTGAGTAGCTCTACCGCAAACAATCTTACCCGCGAAACCGTCTTCTTTTGCTGGATATCCTTTATCCCAAGCCAAACCACTCTTTGCAGTTTTTTCACTGAAGTTGTTAATGACTTTTTGTACGTCAGTAAGAAAGTATTCAAAGCCCTCTAAATCCAAATCGTCCAAGGGCTCCATTTCTAAGCAGCCTTCGCCCTCAAGATCAAACTTTAAAAATAAAAATTCCATCTTACGTTTGAGGTATTCTGGATATAAATATTTTACAGCAAGGCAATACATATAGTCCTGCATGTTATCTGAATATTCCTTTCCCTCAAAAATGCTTTTGGAAGTTTTAAAGTCCCTGATGATTGCAGTTTTTTTTCTTTTAAATAAGAAAAGTTTATCTATGAACCCTAATATTCTGTAATCCTTGTCTCCTTCTTTCACAGAAATATCAAAATCCTTCTCTGAAATGGATTCCGTAGGCTTTCCATTTGTATCCCCAAAGAAATCAAAATTTAGACCTTCAACTGTCATCTTGTTGATTAGATCCATATTTTCAAAGTCATCTATCTCATACTTTTTTGCATAAGCATCGACCATCCTCTTAATAGGAGGACTAACATTAATATCTTGGGCTTTTATTATTGCCCTGTAATGCTTTCTATGTCTAGGGTTTCCTAGATTTTCAAAAATAGCGTGACAAATAGTTCCACGGAGAGATCCATGATTGGACTTATCTGGCAAGCGTAAGTGGTACTTCGCCCAATATTGCCAAGTGCAGGTTTGCATCGTTTTTATTCTTGATGCAGATAAGGGCTTATTTTCAGATTTCTCCATAATGGAAGTCGAATTTCTTCTCAAACTTCCTTAAATTACTAGAGAAAGTTTTATTGACCCCACGTTTATTCATCTCTTTGGCGAAATCAATAACGTTAGCCATTGATTCATTATGTTGAGTAGAAGAACAATATTCAACATATTTATTAATCTGATCTTCATTCATATCACCAAAATCGTTTTCTGGAGGTGGAGAGAAAAATATCTTGTCAAAATCGATTTGATCACAAAGCTTAAATATAGACTTAATAGAACCTTCAAAACCCCTATTGGAATCTGAATTAAAATCATTATTAAAGGCTATAAAAATTTTATCCAATGGAAGAGAATGTAGCTTTGAGATAAATTTTGGAGAGATATTCAATCCAAAAGAAACAAGAACATTCCTTACTCCAGAATCAAACAAAGAAATACAGTCTCCAATAGATTCTACAATATAGACACAACGATGTTCTTCAATAGCGCCAGCAACTTCATCTATTGAATAGTATGGATAAAACCAGTCAGAACACCTCCCATTGTGAAGCCACTTAGGTCTGGGGTCATCTGTTACCTTACGACCTGAAAAGCCGTGTATCTTGCCGTCAGAGCGAACAATAGGGAATATAACTCGCTGATACATTTTGCCAGACATAGCCAAGCCACATCTAAATTTTTTCAAAGTATCTTCTGATACACCCCTGTTTAGGTAAAAGTCGTAATGAGGTAGCAAGCGATTCAAACAGGAATCTGGAAATGTTTTTTCTTCACTCAAAAGGTGTTTCTTAGTAGCGCGTTCATATATGTTTACACTATCGCTCTTCAAATAAGAACTTAAAACACTCTTATCATTAGTATTGAGGGTTTTTTTAAGTAAAGCCTCAAAAGGAAGAAACATAGAATCCTCCACATAATCCTTCCAAACACCAGTATCTTTGTAGATCTGTAACGCTGTAGAGTTATCTCCAGACCTGTAAACCGCACTGGTTCTCCAGTAAGACCCGTGATCTTTTAATCGATAGCCAAGATCTTCTAAAACAGATTTGTAGTCAGTCATTCTGAAAGGACCATTGGTATATCGTCACTCAACTCACCCTCCTGCAAATTAACATCAACATTATTTATTGAATTCACAACGTCTTGCAGATCCCCTCTCTCTTCAACTCTAAAGTTTTCAATATTTAAATTGATAAAGTTTTTACGATTAGATCCATCTGGCATTTCAACAGGATTAATTGCACGTAGAGCTTCTTTGCCCAAGTGTCTTGCTTTTAGATTGACCAACTTATGAGTACCAAAGCGATCTCCATCTTCATGTATCTCATCTGGAATTTTTCTTCTGAGCAAAAACAAGTGAGAACAGAATTGAGTAATGCCATCAGAAAGGGAAACGACACTCTCATCATCAACAATTGCATCTGCACCACGATTGCCAGTAATTCCAAGTCTATTGGCCTGAACAGAAGTCATCATTGATACACAAGGCTTGCCATCAAAACAAAGATCCCTGTGAATTGTCTGCTTGAACAAGTGAACCATTGAAGCCACTTGCTGCCAACCCTCATTCTTACCAAGGTTATTAAAGTCAGTCTTGATGTAATCAAAACTAAAAATCATTTTGTTCCCCCTGCCCACTTTAGAATAGTAAAATCTTTTTAGGTAAGAGCACATTTCTTCAGCAGACATGCCAGCAACATTTTCATAATAGAATTTCATATTGCCAGATTTAATCTGATCCCAAGCACTACGAACTCTTGCTACAACCTCTTCTACCGTCCAATCCTTATAGCTAGAAGTTCTCCATTTGCCGCTTTGTAAGAGGTAAATGGGAATGCCTGTCATAGCGGAACACTGACGAAGAGTAAGTTCCTCTTCACTCATCTCTCCATTATCAAAGTGTAAAACAGGGATGTCGTACTTAGCCGCAGTCCTAGTAGTATAATCCATACAGAACTGAGTTTTACCAACTCCAGAGCGAGCTACAATAACAGAGATATTACCCTCAAGCAGTAAAGATCCATAAATGTCATTGATCCTCTGGTGTGGACCCATTAAGCCAGATTCTTCAACAGGGTTATTACCCCTATCTTCAACCAACTCTTCCATGATGTCGAAAAGGTTGATTGGACCTTCATCATTGAACTCAAACTCTTTTATGTTCTTATTATATATCTCATCTGCTTTATCTATGATCTCAGAATACTTCAAGTCTGGATCAGCTTTTTTAACAAAAGAGGCGACATTTCTAGAAGAATAATAAATCTCACGACGAGCAGAAAACTTCTTCAATTCTCTGACTGAGGAAATAAAAATTTCTTCTGTTATCTTGTGGTATACTAGAGACCGAATATACTCTGGTAAATCAATACTATCTGGAAAACTAACCTTTAGCTGCTCTAATCTTGGAATAAGTATCGTGTCATCTATTGTCTCTGCATTGTTCAACGCATTGCGGATCAACTTAAAGATAGAAAGATGAACTTGAGAGTCTTCACTAAAAAAATCTTTTTCATTTAAAAAAACTGAAACTTCAGCCCACTTATGGGGGTGTTGCAAAAGACCTTTTAGCACAGTCTTCTCTAGATCCATGCTATGAATCATTCTCCGACCTCCTTCTCACAAGATATCTCCACCAATTTTGTAAGAGCCATATCTACACAGCTATTGTCTGTTTTAGTCGCAAATGTTGGTTGTCCTAAGTCGTTGATGTAAAAAAGGAAAAACCCTTTATTGCTACCACTTGGAGAACCCGTGCAATCAAACAGCTTAGTGAGAACACTCTTTGGTAACGTATTGTCTGTCTTGTCAAAATTATTCATATTACCTCAAGCCTTTTAAGAAGGTCTTGGTCAAGAATATCCTTCTCTAGTATTCTTACAAGCCTAATTTGGTTAATCTCACAAAAATATTCCTTCTTCTCATCTCTTTGTAGTTGAGATAAAAAATTCTGTCTAGAATTAGAGTGAAAAAATTTGTTGAACTTGTAATGCTGGTTACCATCAACTTCTATTGCTAGTTTTTTGTTAGCATTATAAAAATCAAGGGTCATCCTTGTTCCAAGAACAGGCAGCTCTTCAAAAACAATATCAGAGATCCAATGTCGGTGCAAAAGATCTTTTACCCTTTTCTGAATCTTACTGCGACACTTCTTGTCCCAATCAATTAAGTACTTAGAGGAATTCTTGAGCTTTTGTTCACGACCTGTTGTCGTTAAAAAAATCATGAGAATACATTTTCTGCAATGAAGAACCTCATGCCTTTTTGTACTTCTTCATTGTTCTCAAGAAGATCATACAAAGACTGCATTCCCTGATATTTTTCGTTGATATCGATCCCTCTATTCTTGAGGTAATCCAGAAGCTCTTCGTCGATTTTAAACCAAGATCCAGACTTCTCAATAAAATTCCACATAAGAAGCATTTCTATAATCTCACGCTCAATCCAAATTGACTTACCATCAGAGCGACCATGCTTAATTGGATACCTAATCCTCATTCCAGTACTTTCGTTAGTGGATTTCTGGATTAGCACTTTAGCATAATGCCCAATGATTGGGTTCTCTGGGCTAGGTTTAGCTTTTGGGTCTTTGAGGATTAAATCTGCTTGATTTCTTTTTTCAAAGTTAATAATCCAATCTGGATAATGTAATGCTGCATTGCCACCGCTAGAATTGGTTTGATTGTTTGGATCACCTTTGGCATACTGACTCGTCTTAATAGTTGACCGAACCTGAGAGATCATTATGCACATATGACCAAATTTACCCATACCAAGACTAACCCGCTTTAAGAAGTCTGAAGTTAAAGCTGCACCTGCTGCGACTTTTGCTGCGTCACTAGTGGTTTTAGCTAAATCAGATTTAGGAAGCAAGCCATCCATACTGTCGATGACAATGCAAAATCTTTCTTTTTCTGGATTATTTTTTAGTAATTCTCTAAGACCATCAAAAACAGTGTCGTAAATATGACACTCCCACACGAGACAAGTTCCAAGCTCCCAATCACTAGGATCAGTAACAAATTTCAATCCAGACCGCTTTTGGATATCTTTTGACAAACGACCTTCCGCCTTGATGTAGAGGCCCTTTGTTTTCTCTACGGTCTCCAACATGTTCTTCATAACATGGAGAGCTTCGTTGGTTTTGCCTCCCTCATTACATCCAATAAAACGCTGTAGACCAGCTCCCAAACCACCTCCGATAAACTTATCTAAAATCATGGAGCCAGTTGAGGCAAGGTATGATTCCGCAGTATCTTCAAAATTGTAGTGGAATTCCTTATTGCTTTCAAAAAACTTCGACATAAACTCCGAAGTCCCAACTTTGCTTTTTTCACTCTTCTTACTCATCTAAAAAATCTCTCAGGGTTTTTCTTTTTTCGATCACTCTATCTTCTCCCACTTTGAGCTTGTGGTCAACCATTTTTTCTGAGTTTTTTGGTTTGTAGTGAAATTCCTTGTATTTTTTGTCCAAGTAAGCCAAGCCATCACTGCTTAAAAAGTACTTTATTGTACCGTCTAATTTGAAGGGAGGTTTGACTTTCAGTAAAAAATCTACATCGTTTTCAAATCTCTTGAAGACCTTAGCTGCTGTAATCATGTCCAACTTTGCACTAATGGAACGCTGACCACCAAGCATCCTCTTCACGAAATCTATTTTTTCCTTGTAATATGTAGGCTTTTTAGGTGATTTTTTTTGATTTTTAAAACTAAACCCGCACTCACACTCGTGAGAACGGGTAGAGCATAAGGCAGAGCATTTGGGGCATGTCCTCTTACCTCTTGGCATAGACCAATCCTAATATTGATTCAGATCACAAGCAACCATTTTTCTGACTAATTCTAGAAAATCAGTCTGAGGGTTCCAGCTAAGATCTCTTCTTGCTAATGAGGAGTCTCCTAGAAGCAGGTCTACTTCAGCAGGACGATAGAACTCAGGATTGATCTGTACTAGAACCTTATCTTCGTGGTAATATTTTTCATTAACTCCACGCCCTTCCCAGCGACACTTCTCACAACCAAAACCTGCGAAATTAAAAGCCTCCTCAACGAATTCACGGATGGTATGAGTTTCATTTGAAGATAAGACGTACTCTTTTGGCTGTTCTTGATTGAGCATTAGCCAAACACCTTTGACAAAGTCTTCAGCATCACTCCAATCTCGCTTGGCATCTACATTACCTAATTCAAGAGGCTCAAAATCACCATTAATATATTCATTTTTAATACGAGCTACGTTTTTGGTAATCTTACGAGTTACAAACTCTTCTCCGCGACGAGTTCCTTCATGGTTAAACAGCCATCCTTGAATAGCGAACAAATTGTAGGAATCTCTCCATACTTTTACCATGTGCCTCGCGCTAGCCTTAGAAACACCGTAAGGACTTCTTGGTCGCAAAGGATGAAGTTCTGATTGTGGAGAATGTAAAACGTCCCCAAACTCCTCTGAGGAACCAGCATTATAATAACGGCATTTAGGGCAATGTTTGCGAATCGCCTCAAGCTGGTACATTACAGCCATAGCGTTTGTATTCATGTGGTTAGCAGGTTGAGTCCAACTAACACCAACAAAAGAATTAGCCGCAAAATTAATAAAATAATCTGGCTTCTCTTTAGCTATGACATCTTCTGTATTTACAGAATCAGTAACATCTAAGTCAATTAGCTTGAAGCGAGGGTGATTAACTAAATGAGAAATATTATCATGATTCTTAACGCTTAGTCTACGAACACCAGCAACAATGGTGTGCTCCGTATTCTTCAAGAGGTGGTCAGCCATAAAACTGCCGTCTTGTCCTGTGACTCCTGTGATGATTACTTTCTTCATGTTTTAAATTCTAATTGATCACTTTCTGGAAAAAATTTATTCCTAAATCTTTGTTTAGCATTATATCTTTCCATATTACAATCATCAACTTCTTTGGCAGTTATTTTACCATAACGAGCTTGGTCAACTGCATCAAAAGTTTTCTGGTTAACTAGAACCATATCTTCATATTCTTTGGATGAAATTAAATCATCCCAAAAATCTTTAGAAAATTGACTTGATAAATAAGCGGAGCAATTAAGCCAAGGTTCTGTTTGTTCTGGATGATTATTCTTTTTAACTTCTAAAATAGCTAAGTAATCAAAAGCGTATCCTTCATCGACTTTAATTTTTATCATAATATTTGTTATATTACGAGCACCACCATCTTAGTGTAATATCTGGTCTGAATCTACAACATGGAACATCTATTAGAGGAAATGGTCTTGGTAGTTTGCAATAATAAGGAGTAAAAGGAACCTTGTCTTTTCTAACATAAGAAACTTCTATTGCTTCTGGCATAACACCAAATACAGAATCAAACTTGTTAGAGTGGTTGTTTGCATGAATGTGATACATGTAGTAATGTTCATTTATTTTTTTTAAAACATTAAGCATCTCTTCTGTTGGATCATGCAAATCATGAAATTCAAAAGTTAGTTGAGAAAAATGTTTGAAATAGGACGAATCAATATTCGAAATTAATTCGTATTCGCCACCTTCAATATCAATTTGTGCAAGCATGTCTCTTTCGTCTTCGTGACCATTTTCTTTAATATGCTCAAGAGCATTTTTCGAAGAAACAAAACATTTTTTATAAAAAAGATTCTCAAAATGTTGAGGCAACTTTTCTAAATTATCATCATACATGAAAACTTTTTTGCCATAACCAGCCATTTCAATTTCAAAAAGATAATTCTGGACAATGGAGCCAACGCCTAAAGAATAAATAATTTGAGATTCTTCTGCAAAATTTTTAAGTAATGCGTATCCTCCATCCTCAGCTTTATTTCCATACCTATTCATAAGGTATGGCATTGAGTAAGGTCTTAGCTCACTTAATATAGCTAAAATTAATTCTTCTTTCTTCATTTTTATATTTTATTGTAAGAATATGTGCAGCCAATATCAATACTAGTATCATTATAATACTGCCAACCATAATCAATCCAAGCAAACAAATGATGTTTAATTGATAATGGATGAAAATTTTCAACTTGTTCTTGGGTAAATTCACCAGAATTTAGATTAATAATTATTTTTTTATTAATATGAGGGTAGCAGGTGGCAATATTCATAGGCCCACTATTAACTCCTATGAAAACAGCAGAGGTGGCAATATGCTCAACCATTTCCCACATGCCAGATCCTCTGCAATCAATTACTCCACAATCAATATCTTGTTGACCGCCAATTTGGTAAATATCGTATTGACTATAACGCTCTTTTATCTTCTCTATAATTTCTTTTGAAAGAGTGTGACCACTGCTCTTGCCTTGAGCGTGGATGCAGACTTTATTATGAATTACATTGCTAGGATCTTCATGCTTGTATAATCTAGGAGTTCTGCAAAACATTTTTTCAATCTTTAGTAAAGAATTTAAATAATCAAATCTATTCAAATAATTATCATACTTATAAGGTTGGTTCCAGAAAGATACAGTATTCTTCGGTTCTGAATTTCTTAGAATATATGGGTTATGATCATAAACCCAACAGTTAGAAAGGTCTATTAATTTTTCACCATAATTTTTATAAAAATTTTCTGGAATACTAGCAAACTGAACTTTATCCCCAATGCCTAAGTAATTAGGAGTTACTATTCCTATATTTTTCATTTTTTCTTACTAAAACGGTTGACGTAATTTTTTACTTTTTCTGGTAATGGAGTAGTATTGTCGTCAAGTCCAAGAATTTTGTTTCTCTCGTAGAACCAATTTTCTGTCTGCTTTAATCCTTCTCCATCGCACAAATCTGTATTAGCATACTTTCTCCTCATATTACTTTTCCACAAGTTCTGCTCTTTGCTCCTAATATGACCCCAATGAATGATGTGAGTATCGCTTAATGCTCCTATCTTTTTATATCCAATCATAGAGTGGTGAGTTTCATGAATTGGGTCAAGTGAAAAAGATACGTTTGATTTAAAAAGCCTAATTTGAAGATCTGGGTATCCTTCTGGTTGAAAATGCTGCTCATCAACTTGCAGATTATATCTTGGAAAGCAAACAGCATCAATCCCTTGCTCCTCTAACCTTGAAATTAAAAAATTAAAATCAATTTCTTCAAAAATTTCATCTGCATCTACAATAAGCCTCCAGTTTTTTTTGGATAGATCTAAGCAGTATTGCTTTTGATCTGCAATATTTTTTATTTTTTTGTAGTGAACTTGTATTTGACTTCCATGAGACTTCTCGTATTTATCCAAGATGTGATCTGTTTGATCTTCCGAGTCTGACTTAACAATTATGATTTCTTCAAATCTTGACAAACTCCATTTGAAAAATCTTTCTAAGCAGTCGTCTGAATTGGCCACAACTAAACATAAGCTGAGATTAGAAAATTTCATAAACTACTTCTTGTAAGCTCCCCAGATACCCCAAAGATACGAAAACTCATTAAAATCATCACTATCTCTCACCTCTTCGTTTACAGCTTGAGCTAATCCTTCAAAACCTGCATTTTTTTTATTGGGTTCTGGGTAATCATGACCACAAATAATTCCACCTGATTTTAATTTTGGAGCCCATGATAATATATCTAATTTTACATTCTCATAATCATGCTCTGCGTCAATAAATACTAAATCTAAAGAATTATCTTCAAAATTTTCCGCAGCATCTTTTGAGTATTCTTCAAGGATGTTTATGGAATCCAATATTCCTCTGCTTTTTAAATTTTCCTCAAAGTCCATTCTTGTTGACTTTCCTTGCAAATCTTCTTTATGTTCTGTTGATCCCAAAAATGGATCTATACAAAATAATTCAAATTGATCTTTTGGAATTTCTGCTTTGAAAGCAAATGTAGCTCTCCCCTTCCAACATCCAACTTCAACAGCTTTTCCCTGAAGAGTCGAAAAAATAGACCACATTAGCGGAATTTGATAATTGCATAACCATCCATCAATTTTATTGGTTTCGTTAATAAGATTTTTTATAAATCTTTGATCAATCTTGGTTAGCAAATTATAATACTTTTTAAATATACCTAAATCTCTTTCTAATCCTTGTAACATAAAAAAACTCCTTCTGGGCAAGCAAAACCCAGAAGGAGCGATATAAGTCACCTCAAAGCTTTACTTAACTTTGATCATTATATCTTTTTTTTCCTCTTTTTCAAGAGGTAATTTGACTCTCAATAGGCCATTCTTGTATTCAGCCTCAATGGAGTCTTTGTCGATACTCTCGTGCAATGTGAAGTGCTTCTTGACGGAGCGTCGAGATATTTTTTTGTGGTAGAATTCAGAAACCTCGTCATTTTGCTTAGATTCTGCTTCAATTTTTAACGTCTGGCCAGAAACAGAGACACTAATGTCTTCTGAGTCTAGACCAACAAGCGCAAATTCAACAACAAAAGAGTCGTCTTTCTTATAAATATCGTAAGGCTCTGAGCCACGATATGGATTAGCACGATTCTCTTCGAAAATTTGATTCATGCGCTTAAATATATCTCCTTCGAAAACGAAAGGAGCCATCATTTTGTTTATCATCATTGTCATACTACTATTTTAGTTAGTTTTTGTTTTTCTAGCCCCGACTTGGGTACTGGAAATTCTCAGACAATGCAAATATACTAAATCAATCTTCTTCGAATTGTGCTTCGTCGATGCGATCAAGTATAAATGCTATTGTTTCGTCGAGTTCTACCTCGTCTGTAAAATTAATTTCTGGTTCGGTCATAGTGCATGTATATACACAAAACCAAACCTTGGGGAAATTCATCCTTCACAAGATTTACATTCCATCATAGATCTTGCTAATTCTTGGCTAGGATTAGCACTTCTCTGGTAGTAAAATCCTTTGATTCCATTCTGCCAGCCATAAATCAATAATTGATTAACCTCTTTTGCAGGAGCCTTTGGAGCTACCATGATATTTAGAGACTGCCCTTGATCAATATACTTTTGTCTTTGAGTAGCTTGTATGACAATTTCTTTTTGAGAAATCTCTCCGAAAGTCTTAAAGACTTCTTTTTCTTCCTCAGACAAGAAAGTAAGATGTTGTACTGATCCGCCTCTTTCTAGGATACTCATCCAAACATCGTCATCATCCTTGCCTTTTTCAGCTAAAACAGTTTTGAGATATGGATTTCTAAAAGTAAACTTACCTTTAGCGAGATCTTTTGTAAAATAGTTGCAATTAAGAGGCTCAATAGATGGAGATACTTGTCCCAAAATAAAGGAGCTGCTTGTAGTTGGTGCAATAGCTAAAGTTGTAGTGTTTCTACGACCGTAGCCTTCGCAATAGAGAGGTTCACCTAAACCAGTTGCTAATTCTGCTGTAGCTTTGTCTGCCCGACTACGGATAGTCTTCCAAATTGAACTATTCTGCATTTTAGCCTCCATACTTTCAAAACCAATCATTTTGCTTTGAAGGTAAGAGTGCCAACCCAGCACACCCATACCCAAAGCCCTGTGACGCTTGGCAAAGTTATGAGAAGATTCCATGAACGGAATGTTTTTAGTTTTTACAATATATTCCTCCATAACGGCATCAAGGAACATCACTAGAGTCTCAATGGCATCCGTTTTTTCTATGTCTTCCCACCTGACAAGGTTTAGAGATGACAAGCAGCAAACAAAAGACTCATCTTCCTTAGAAGGTAAGGAGATTTCATTACAAAGGTTGGAAGCGTAAATTTTCATCCCTTGATCCTTGTAACAATCAGGGGCATTTTTGTTAGCCGTATCTTGGAAGAAGATATATGGATATCCTGTTTCAAATCGCTTCTTAATAACAGATGCCCAAATTTGACGTTTATCTGGGTCACCATTAACCATGCTCTCCATCCATTCGTCAGTAACAGTGACTGCGAAAGACATTTCTTGGATTGCATTGCCCTCACTCTTGATGCGAAGAAACTCTTTGATGTCAGGATGCTCAATAGGAAGATATGCAGCAAAAGAACCTCGACGAACATTTCCTTGTGAAACTACGGAGGCCACTTTATCAAATAACTCCATAAAATGCACTGAACCAGAAGATTCACCTCCAGAATTAATTGGAGCACCTCTTTCTCTAAGATCTCCAAAATAAGCTGAAGTGCCAGAACCATGTTTAGTCTGCATTCCAACCTCTGATTGTTTGGCTAAAATACCATCCATTCTATCTGGGACGTAAACTCCATTACAAGAAATGGGTAAACCTCGTTCACGCCCAAAATTAGACCACACAGGAGAAGCTAGGGAATAGAACCCTTGCTTCATATAACTCACAAATTTGTCAGCGAAACCGTCCATACTGAGATACTGTTCAGCAGTATCTGCGATGTCACGAATCCTCTGTTCTGGAGTTTCTGCGCCTTTAAGATATCCTCTCTCAAGGAATAGCCTTGAGTCCTCATTTAACCAATAGTAATCTGTCATTTAGAACAAGTCGTCTGCGTTGAACGTCTGGGAATTTTTTGAATACTCGACGGGTCGAGCATAAAAGAAGTCTGTGGCATTATTGCCAAGCAACTCCTCTTCAAACCAGATTGTGTCTTTAAGCAGGTTTTTGTCAACATCAAAAGCTTGTTTGAAGCCGATTTTGTCCAAAGAATCATTGATTCTGTTTTTAATGAACTCTTTAAGAACGATAGCGTTCAGACCCTTCTCACGAATTCCATTAATCATCCAATCAACAATTTTGCTTTCTGCCTTGAAAGCTTGTTGGGCCTCATCAAGAATACGCTCTTCCAACTCTTCATCAAAGAACTCAGGATGCTCTTCACGAATAGTGTTGATGATCTTCATTCCAACCATAGCATGTAGATTTTCCTCATTACGAGTATACTTCACTTGCTGATCAGTATCCTTAAGAACATTCTTATTACGAGCGAACCAATTGATTACATAGAATTGCGAAAACAAAGAAACGTTCTCCACAAAAAGGGTAAATAAGATAAGTGCATAAACATACTGCTTTTTGTTATTCTTATAAAACTTGTGGGTATATTTACGCAAATAGTTTACTCGCCCCTCAATAAAGTCGAGCTTCAAGTTTTCTTCAAACACCTCCTCCAATCCTAGAACCTCAAGCAACCGCTCATAAGCATTGTTGTGAATAACTTCTACGTTCGCCATAACAAAGCCTAAATCACTTAAAGAAGGGTGTGGCAAATTGTCGCCCAACTTACTCCAAAACTTTTTCACTGCTACTTCGATTTGCCCAATAGCAGAGAGTGTTCTCACAATTATCTCCTTATCTCTTTCACAAAGAGACACGTTGAAGTCTTGAATATCAGAAGCAAAACTAAACTCTTTGTCGGTCCAAAAACCATTATGCATTGCTTCGATGAATTCCCCTGCCCAAGAATAGTGGTCAGGCTTGCGTGATACTTGCTCTTCAAAAATCATGTCTCATCTATTTACACAACCTGACGAAATGGGCAAGATAAAAATGAAAAAAGTTGGCAAAGCCTCCTTATTAATACGAACGAAGAGAGTATTAATAAGGATACGTACCCTTACAGCGCAGTAAAGGTACGTATCCTTACGTAAGGTTACGTATCCTAACAGCGAAGTTAGGTTACGTACCCTTACCTTCGTTGACTCCGTTACGTTATTATACGGAGTAAAAAAAATCTGTCAACAAAAAAAATTTACTTGAAATTTCTTAATTTTCTTAGAGTATAGCTTTATCAAGAATGGATTATCAGGCTAGCGACCCAGAGTTAACAGAACTAATTAAAGAAGATGATAATGAGGAGGCATTAGGTTTGCTTATAGATCGGCACTCTGGTATTTATATTGACATGGTTAGAAGATATGCTTCCAAATCTCTTCCTCCTGATGATATTGCTGACATTATCGATGACAAAGATTATATTATATACAAGGCAGCATTAGACTATGACGAAAAAAAAGCCAAGTTCTCGACTCATGTTGGGAATAAAGCTAAATATCTTTGCTTGAGTAGAAAAACAGCTAAGAAAAATAGCAGAAAAATTTTGTCTTTTGAATCTATTGATTACGCTGAAGAATCAAAAGATCTTCATCCAGATGAGAGCTGTGAAATTAAAGAAAGTTTTTCTGAAATTATTAACTTAATAAATGGCCACAAAGACGAAAGAGTTAAAATTATTTTTAAAGAAAGATACTTTGCTGGAGAGAGAGGTAAGTTAGAAACTTGGAAGAATATTGGAGACAAGATAGGCATCTCTGCTCAAGGATGTATAAACATACACGACAAAACATTAGAAGAATTTAAAAAGCAAATTAAAAAAAATGCATAAACTAAATTTCGACGCACCGTTTAACTCTTTAAGTTTAGGAAATGTGTCTTTAAACTTTCTAAGAGAATTAAAAGAGAAAGATATTGATTTAAATATTTTCCCACTAAGCAAGGTTGACTTGTCTGCTTTTGATCGTCTTCCTGATGAGTATACAAAGTATCTTGAAGATAAATCTTTAAATAATTTAAAAAAATTAGAGAGATCAACTCCCACACTGAAGGTTTGGCATATCAATGGTTCAGAAAAGAAAATTGGAGACAACCAGTTCCTATACACTTTTTACGAAGTTGACTCGCCAACAGACGAGGAGATTGCGATTGTGAAAGCTCAGAATCATGTTTTCTTCTCTTGCTCTGAAGCAGCCGATATATTCAAACAAAAAGGCTGTGATAATGTATCCTATGTACCATTGGGATTTGACCCAGATTTTCACGAGACAGGGAAAGAATACTTAGGGGAAGATGTCATACATTTCGGATTGATTGGCAAAATGGAGCGTAGGAAAAACACTCAAGCTCTTATACAACTTTGGTGCAATAAATTTGGTAACAACCCAAGGTATCAACTTACTTGCTTGGTTGGAAATCCATTTCTTAAACAAGATAAAATGAACCAACTGATTGCTCAATCAATGAACAATCAAAAATACTCAAACGTAAACTTTTTGCCTCGACTCAAAACAAACAGCGAGGTAAATGAAGTTATCAACGCCATTGATATTGACCTTTCTGGTTTGTCAAATGGAGAAGGTTGGAATCTTCCATCGTTCAATGCTACAGCACTAGGAAAATGGTCTATTGTAAGTAATTGTACCTCCCATAAAGACTGGGCAAACAAAGATAATGCTATACTATTAGATCCTATTGGAAAGCAACCTTGTTATGATAACTTGTTCTTCAGAGAGGGAGGTCAATTCAATCAAGGACAATACTACCGTTTAAACGGTCAAGAAATCAGTAGTGCTATGGATAAATCTGTTCAAATGGCCAAATCCAAAAATACAGAAGGATTAAAACTGCAAGAACAGTTTACTTACAAAAAGACCATTGAAAAAATCCTAGAGAAAATATACTAAAATGCCAATCTACATATTCAAAAACCCAAATACAGAAGAATATAAAGAGATCGTTCAAACAATGAACGAAGAGCATATTTATATTGATGAGTTTGGTTTAGAATGGAAAAGGGTTTTCACGATCCCCCACGCTTCAATAGACACAAAAGAAGACGCATGGAATCATAATCAATTTGTAGAAAAGACTGGTAAAATGAAGGGTACGGTTGGAGATGTTTTAGACTACTCAGCAGAACTTTCATCGAAAAGAGCAGAATCTAATGGTGGAGAAGATCCAGTTAAAAGACAAGCCTTTAACGACTACGAGAAGAAAGTTGGTAAAAAACACATCTCAGATAGAAAAAAGACTATCGAAACATCAAAGATAAAGATAGATTTAGATTAAGAAATATATTGAAATTGTGTAAAATCTAATGCTCCAGTAAAAGAATCTGTAACAAAAACTAATTTCGCTTCGTCTGGGTTCGCGACAGTATCAACTAATAAAAACCCAGTTACAGGCTGTCCAGAGTTCAATATATTTGAAGAATTTGTTCCAAACGAATTAGAGTAAGCTGTATTTAAGTATGTTGGTAAGGCGGCATGACTTTCGTGAGAGATTTTTAATCTAACTCCCGTTTCGTTAACCCAAGTCTGCGATGCTGCTTCTGAGTTATCTTGAAGGGTAAGGGTATTATCTATATCAACAGTTCCACCAAATTCAGCAGTTCCAGTAACCCCTAAATTTCCAGTTGCATTTAAGTTTCCTACTGTTGAATTCCCAGTGACATCTAAAGAATTCTCAATAGTAGTTGATCCAGAAAAAGTTGCGACATCGCCAACATTCAAACTTGAATTGAGATTAACAGTATCATTAAACTCAACAAGATCATTAAAAATTGCATCATCAGAAAATACAACGCCACTATTTACAGATTTAAATTCAATTCCGCTGTCGAAAGAAACTAATAAAGAATGATTTTTGTCATTGGTTTCTATAGTTTTGTGGTCCGCAAGAATTACAGAACCAGTGATTTGATCATCGAAAGAACACTGTCTACCAGCAAGAATAGTATTGTTTTGTCCACTAGCGCCAAAGTCATTTAAAGAACCATTTATTAAAACATTATAATTGCCAGAGAATGAAGTATTAGCTGTTCCATTTAGCAAAACATTATTTGTTCCAGTAATACTGTTGTTTGTCCCACCTAAAATAATATTAGAAGAAGACGTGGTATTACTATTAGACGTTGTAATAACCTCATTACTAGAAATAGTCAATGTACCATTGATTTCAAAATCGCCATCTAAACTCCTACTTATATTCGCATCTACTCCAGTCACATTGTCAGTAAACGTAATATCCCCACTATTACTCAAAAAAGTAGGTAATTGAAGTTGTTGAGGTTGAATTTTTGTAAATGCCATGATACAATAGATTATCTAAATAAGAATACACTTTTTCTATGAAATTTACACTTTATAAACCAAACGCTAAAAATACTGGATCTGCCTTCACCTTTGATTCCACTAAAGACAGGAACGGTAAGCCTGTGCTTTTTGTCTCAATGATTTTACAACACAGCTGGAATGATGAACGGAAAACAGGCTCTTTTAAAGAAAATGCAAAAAATCCAGAAAAATCTACAACGATCAAGTTAACAGAGAATGAGGCTGGTGAATTTCTGTCTTGCATGAAAACACGCATTCCTTTTGTTGGTTTTCATAAAACTGAAGATAAAACCACCATTATTAAACTCACTCCTTGGGATAAAAATCGCATTATTAAAAACAAAGATGGTCAAGAAACCTTCAAATCTCCAGCTTGGGGGTTAACAGTTACAAAAAATTCTTCGCAATTCTTCAAGCTCCCAATTGAAGCAGGAGAAGCTGAGTGTTTAGCCATCCTTCTTGAAGGCTACATTAAAGAAAGTCTGGTTGCCCAATCAGAAGCCTACAAACAAGAACAGCCACAAAAAACTTACCAAAAACCAAAGCCAAAAGCCTCAGTTGTTGAGGATGACGATGACGATGTCCCATTCTAAAATTAAAGTCTTAGTTCAATCTAATTACTCCCGCATGGTAACGGGGTTTGGGAAGAATATGAAAAATATTCTCCTCGCTCTTTACCGTGATCCAGACATTGAAGTTATCGAAGCTGCCAATGGAGTGCCTTATGGCAGAGATATCAATACACCTTGGGAATCTTACGGCACATACCCTTCTGACCCAAAAATCTTAAAGGCAATAGAGGAAGAGCCAGTAAAGAAAAGGGCTGCTCAATATGGGTTTTATACTATCGACAAGATTGTAGAAAAAGTAAATCCAGACGTATTTTTGGGCATTGAGGATATTTGGGCATTTAGAGAATACGAGAAAAAGCCTTGGTGGAATAAAACAAAAAAAATCATTTGGACAACTCTGGATAGCTTACCTATCCTACAGCAAGCAATAGAGACAGAACCGAAATGTGACCAAATGCTTGTTTGGGCGAGCTTCGCAGAAGAAGCAATGAAAGAGCTTGGTCATGAAACTGTAGAGACTGTGCATGGCGCTGTTGACTACAGCCACTTTAAACCATTGGAAAATAGAGATGACCTACGAAATTTGCATAGCCTTAGTGATAATTTCGTTATTGGTTTTGTATTCAAAAATCAATTAAGAAAATCAGTTCCAAATATTCTAGAAGGTTTTAAGAAATTCAAATCCAAAAACCCAGAAGTAAAAGCAAAACTCTTACTCCACACGGATTGGGGCGAGAAGCAACATGGATGGGATATACCAAGATATTTAAAAGAAAAAGATCTTGAAGACGGAAGTGTTTTGTCAACTTATGTGTGTCATAAGTGCGATGATTATTTCATCCAACCTTACTCTGGTGAAGACAAAAATTGTTCTTCATGTGGTTCCGAAAAATCTGTAAAAACAAAAAACAGCGGCAAAGGAGTAGGCGAGAAAGAGTTAAACGAAATCTATAACATGATGGATGTTTACTGCCACCCATTCACAAGTGGAGGGCAGGAGCTACCAATCCAAGAGGCTAAAGCTGCTGGCTTGATAACTCTCGTCACAGACTATTCTTGCGGCACTGATTCAGCGTATGAGCATCAAGGAGGACTCCCTCTAGCTTGGAACGAGTATAGAGAACCAAGCACCCAGTTTATAAAAGCTACAACATGTCCAGAGAGTATTTGCGAAAGGCTACAACAAGTTTATGAGATGGATGAAGAATCCAAACACAAGCTTATTGAAACTGGAAAGAAATATGTCCAAGAAAACTTTTCGGTTGAAAATACCGTAGAGAAATTAAAAAACTTTATTAAGTCGGTAGAGTTAAGAACCTCTGAAGAAGAAAAAGAAGAAGAAAAATCTAAAGAAACAAGGCTATCAATACAAGACTTCCTTAAAGACGTTCCACTGGAAGATAGAATCGCAGTTGTTCTACCAAGGTCAGCTGGAGATGTATTGATGGCCAATTCATTAATAGAAAACTTGAGTCAGCTTTACCCTGATAAAAAAATATTCTTCGTAACTCAACCAGAATTTTACGACTTAATTAACGATAACCCCTTTGTACACAAAGTAATTCCATACTCAAGCTCTTTCGAAGATCTATACGTTCTTGAAGGTAGAGGTGGTCATGAAGGTCTTTTTGATATGGCTTTCCTGCCTCACTGTATGACTCAAAAAACATACAGTTACAATCATAATGGCAAAGACAAAACACAATTTAGATTAAAATGAGCCACTTAGTAGAAGTTTACGCAAAAGACTTGGGAGTAAAAATTGGAGAACCATATCTAAAACCTCACTTCTTTCCAATACTTTATGATAATTATATCACCATCCACAATGACAATAAAGTTCAATCTAAAGAATACGATTATTGGGAAGAAGTTATTGTCTTGGTAAAAAAGCAAGCTCCAGAAATTAATTTTATTCAAATAGGTTCTGGTAAAGAGCCAACAATAAAAAACGCTACAAAATTCGTTCCCACCTTAAATATAAAGCAGTCCGCTTATATAATTAAAAATGCATTGATGCATGTTGGTATTGATAGTCTTCCAGTACACATTGCTTCTTCTTTTAACAAACCAATAGTAGCAATTTACGCTCACACATATGCTTCTACATGTGGGCCAGTTTGGGGGCATAAAAAAAATCATAAATTAATTGAGTCTCACAGGAATAAAGAAAAACCCTCGTACTCTTTAAAAGAAAACCCCAAAAAAATCAATCTAATTAAACCAGAAGAGATTGCTAATGCTATCTTAAAAAAGCTAGGCAAGAATAAATGTTCTCACAAAACCCTCTATGTAGGGGATAAATTTAAAGAAAAGTTGATTCACATTATCCCTGACAATAAGTATCAAGTATCTTCTAAAAATGTAGTCCTTAGATTCGACTTGCTTCATAATGAAGAAAATTGTATTCATCTCTTCAGAAATAATAATATATCAATTGTCACAAATAAACCTTTAGGTGATGAAATATTAAATCAGAAAAATATAAACTGCGTTAATTATTTCTCTGATCGTTTCGATGAAGACTTTATCAAAAAAGTTAAAAATAAAGGCTTATCCTTGCGGCTGTTTTGCACAAGCAAAGAAAATTTAAATGAAGAAAGGTATAAGTTTTTTGATTATCAAATAGCATTAATTGAAGATGCTGAGAAGATAGAATTAAATAAAAAACAAATTAAACTTCCAAAGAAAAACTTCAAAATTAGATCTTACTCCATATACATGAAAAATGGCGAGGCATACCACTCTCTTTTTGAAGCGAACGGAAAAGAAAATTTAGACGATATTTTCATTGACTTAGAGAAACTTATGGTTTACACCGATTGAAATGAGTGAAGAAAAGATTTACGGTCCTGACGTTTATAAGCGAAACAAACATGGCCTTCTAGAAAATGCTGAGTACGAGTTTAACGATGATGGCTCTGTAAATTGGAGGGCGATGATTAAGCCAGAATTTCTTTACCCCAATAAAGATTGGTTTACAGCTCGTAAAAAAGATGTCCCTACTTCTTCAGAAGGTTTAGATGATAAACAGCTTTTGATTATGTTGGGCGGGATTAAAGAGCTTGCTCGCCTTAGAGGTTTTGAGGGCGTTTCTTTTAAGACCGACCATTTAAGCGATACTTATGTAATCGCAAGCTGTGAGATCATTTGGTCTCCAAACTATGAAAGCAACGAAGAACGTATTGTCTACCAAGATGTGGCTAATGCAACACTTCAAAATACAGGGTCTTTCGCGGCAAAGTTTTTAGAAACTATTGCTTGTAATAGAGCTTTTGTAAGATGTGTGCGAAACTTCCTAAATATCCACATTGTAGGAGCAGATGAGATAGACAAATCAAAAGATGCAATGAATGCACCCTACATTGAAGCATCAAGTGATGAGATTGATTCTGTATCTGTATTGTCTCCTATAGTTCAACTCAAGATGACATTTGTTGATGAAATGAATGGAGAATCTTTTGAAGACTTCAAAGTTCTTTTAAGAAAGCTGTGGACTGAAGAAAAATATAAAAATCCAGATGCTAAGGACTGGAATGATTTCTCAGACATCCCAGCAAAAGAGGCTCGTAAAATCAGAGCTGCTTTAAAGAAATTACAGTCCTAAGAAGTTCTTCTGATTAGCTTTAAGTCTTCCATAGAAATTCTTACTTACCGTAGCTTTAGAGTTAGAGTCTATAATTAAAGAGTCATCTAATGGTAGTAGATTTTTCGTTGACTCATTAATCGTTGTAGTTACTCCAGAGCCACTTAGACTTACCGAAACTGACGATAAAGTAATTTTAAAAGATGTCGGCAAGCTTAGTCCTACTATAGTCCTACTTGAACTTTGAGAACTCCTTGGTTGTCTTGAATAAGAGTTTGAATTTTCAAGGGCTAATATGTCAGATATTTTCCCATTTTTGACATCAAGGTTTACTGGTGATGTAGGGTCACCACTAGCTCCATTAGTTTTCAAGCTAAAATACTTAATATCGAATCTTTCTCCTACCTCATCTAAGCTTTGCTGAATAGCAGTAAGCCCCGCTATTCTGTTTGTTCTTGCCTCTTCTTCTTTTTTCGTCTCTTCAGTTTCTGGTTCGTCAGTTGGTTTTTTTGATCTAGTATAGTAAGCTTTCATGCTTTTTATAGTGCTTTCGGATTTTGCCTCTAAAGCTTCTTTAAATATTCTTATAGAAGCTGAAACAAGTCTTGAAATTTCATCTATTAAGTCTTCTTTGATCGCTAGAAACATCTTTTGACTTGTTGTGTTTTGAATAAAAGCATAATTATCTGAACTTATTTTTGAATAATCAATGTCCGATTTCTCAGCGTCCGACATTTGTTTTTGATTACCTGTTACTGTGCCAACAAAACCATACTCACCATTGCCAGTCTCATCAAATAATTCATTCAATAGCAAATCTGGTTTACCCATTCTTTGTAAAAGATTATCTAAAGATTGAAGTTGATCCACTTCTTTAATTTTTGCAACTTTTCCCGTTGTGAGAATATGGGGTCCAGATATATTCATTGGAGAACTTCCCCATTGCATTCTTTTAGCTTTGAAACGACCAATTCTTTTGCTGGTATAAATAGAATTGAACAAAACAGACATTGCATCTTGTACAATTCCATTTAATTCCAAACCTGAAGGTCTATTAACTTTTTTTAGTCTCTTTTTTAATAGTATATACTTCGCGTCCTCAAGATTTAAAGCAGATCCAGATTCTTTAAGGCTTTTTTTCATGTTCTTTCTATCTTGAGTTGCAGGGGCCACCTCCTTAAAACTAAGAAGTTCTTGTTCTTTTATAACACTTGAATCCTCCCAACTTTCACCCCATTTTATTTTGTCTTTTAATTTTTGTGTAATTACGATAGCGATTACATCAAAAATGTCTGATGACGTTAATTGTCCAGATAAGAATAATCCATAAAACGCTTCAAATATACTTGAGTCTATCTTTGTTTGAGAAAGGATTTTAGAAGGATCAAATCTCTCAAACCTAGTATACCTCTGTCCATCTCCAAACTCAAAAGTTTGTTTTTGTTTTTCAATCGTAGAACTGAACGCATTTACTATTTTAGGAGTAAGAAAATTCTCCGTAAAAGAAGCATTCAAATATTTTGATTGTATTGAACCAGATTGCTCCAACGGGTTTGTGACAATTAACTGAGAAGCAGCAGACGAATTAACAAATCGTATAACTCCTGCTTGAAATGGATCAACAAACCAGTAGTATCCGTATTTGGAGGCAATAGCTGATAAAACAGAATCTAAACTACCAGAAACATCAAACAAAACTTTATTTCCACTAGACTCTGGTAAACCGACAATAGCTATTCCAGCTGAAGCAAAACCTTTTTTAGCTTCAGATAACGTATATCCAACTTTTATATTATAGCTTGCCAAATCTGGATTTTTTTTGTAATGTAAAGATATCTTTTCTTCATTATAGCTGAACTCTTCTATCAATTCTCCATCTTGATAAACTAGAGAAGTTTTATCTCCATCTGAAGTTACAGAACTTTCCTCATTATAAACATTCCCAATAATAATTGCCGCTCCAGTTTTCCTTGGTTGACGTAAAGGAAATTTTTGATCTGGATTTGTTATTGGTGAATTTGGCAGCTCACTAAAGTATGGCATGAAGGCATATTCTCCAGCTCCACTAGAATTTATTTGATTAATTGGGTTAGAAGAACCTAAGTTAGTTAGGTTATTCCCACTATTATCCAAGTTTCTCCTTGTAAAACGAGAAGAGGCAGCGTTTAATCCAGCAGAAAATCCTTTATCTTGGGGGTGCGAATCTCTACCCCTAACAACAAAGCAATGAGACTTTAATTTTAAAGAAGTAATATCTTCATATTTTATAGATATAGATTTTTTATCACCGTCCTGACTTACAGTTCTTTCTACTTCAATAAAATTTTGCAGTAGCTTGCCAATTGTTGGATTCGAAAAAGTTGTTCTTCCTGCGCCATGTCCTATCAAAGAACCTAATTCAGATTCATTGTCTGATAAATCTTTAGCATTTAAAACTGTTGTAATTGTGGCAGAATGACTACTACCAGAACTAGAAAAGTTAAGTTCTAAACCAGTTATAGCTTTTCTTTCTTCGTTGAGGCTTGGCATATTAATATTATCTATATTTAATTACACTGATATTAAAAATCTTCGTATTTTACAAAGTTTCCATTATTATGAAATGAATTTACGTCTGTCTGACTCCATTCTCTTCTAGAAATAATGCATACAGCAAAAGAAGCATCTTCTCCTAATTTTATAAAAGAACCCACATTTTGAGATAGTACGCCTTCTTCATAATAATTATAAGGAACATTTTCCCCATTTATCCATAATTTTATTTGTCCAGAATCATAAATAGTATAAACCATGCTATTCCATTCATCAAGATTTATCCCTAATTCAGAAAATCTCCTATCTAAAGGAGATGATCCATTATGTTTCCACAATATTGTATCATTAGAGCCAATTGTATCTAATTCAAAACTAGTCTTACCACCCTCTGTAGTTAAAATCTCTCCAAATATAGAATCCAAATCTGCTCCGTCATCCATTCTCCAAATGGCCGCAAAGGTTTTGGGTTCAACGGGAAGACTTGCTGGAGTATAAGTAGTAGAACCGCTAGCAGTTTGATGCCATGCATTCAAACTATTAGGTCCACTAATAGTAGACTCAGCTGTCCCTATATTAATAGAAGCATGTTTTCCCGCAGAATCTGCATTTTGCCACCATTCATAAAGATCAGTTTTGATGGAAAAAGTAACAAAAGGACCGTCAGTTGAGAAAAACGTGCTATAATTAGAGTTACCTTCAGTTGCGTCTAATTCGTTGCCGCTATAATCATCTAAACTATCCTCGTTTCTGAACAACCATAAAATGGGACCAGTAGTTGGATTAGTAGTGCTACTATAGTCTGACAAATCAGTTATGTTAGCAGAAGTTAATTGATAATCATAAAATCTAAAGTCAGCTACTTTACAGTCAGAATAACGTGTTAGCATTGAAGTATATGGATAATATGATCCAATATAAAGTTCTCCATCTAAGTCGTTCGAACTAGAATACGATCCTTTTTCAAATTTATCACATTGGTAACTAATTCCATTTACGTAAATGTCAATTCCATTTTGACTTGCTGTTCCATCATAAGTAATTGAAATATGATTCCATATATTGTAGTCAATACCTTCTAAAGTTTTTGCCTGTATCCTTGATTGGAATCCTGATTGATCATATATTTCGAACGAAATATAATCTGCGTATACTTGTAGTACGTACTCTTCTTTACCGAATCCACCCTTTTGAAAAAGAAACCTTCCATTTTGAGGAATTTTAACCCAAAAACACGTAGAAAACTCAGAGTCATTTGATCCATCTCCTATAGAAAGGAGACTATTGTCCGAAACTTTTAAGAAGTTTTTCCTGTTTGATCTAAAAGATCTTGACGCTGCCCCTATCACAGTAGTATCAATTGTATCACCCTGTTCAAAAATGTCTTCTTCAACCTCTATGCCATGAATCGGTTCAGCTTCTTCAACAGTTACATCTTTAGAGACTTGATCGTTTCTTTCTAAATTTAACACTTCTCCCACTAAAAAGTTATCAGTAGAAACTGTTTTTATCGAAATAGAAGAACTAACGCCCGTTTGTATCATACCCACCCCAGTATATAACTGCAAAGCATCTTGCGGGTCTTGCCTCATACCATTCAAATAAAAATCAACTTGATTATCAATAAATCCGCTACCATAAATATCTGCGGCAGAACCATAGACATCGTTTATTTTTGTTTTTCTCGGCATTGCAAACATAATACCTGAAGCATCGTCCAAGTCAGTGGCGGCAGAAAAATCTGATATTTTTTGTCCATTAAAAAATAAAAAATACTTCTCCTGTAATTCTGCGATGTCAGCGGTTGTGTCTACAGAATCAACCGAAGTCAATAAATCATCTAAAGAATCACTCCAAGAACCTATAGCAATTCCAGTTTTTTCTTGTATAAATGGTATTGAATAATCTCTACCTTCGTAATATATAACAGAATCATCATCAATTGGTATAAGTGAGTCAAAAATAAATTTATTATCTGAATTTTCTATATCTATCGTATAATTACCACTATCAGTAATTGTATAGTAATATTGATTTCTACCAGTAGATACTTCAAAATTTCCCTCCACCAAAGTTTGAGAATTTAATGAAACCAAAGAAGAAAATCCACTTTCAATAATAGAAGAGTCAAAATGAAAAGAGTTGTCCTTAGCTCTACCATCTTCCTCCAACATGTAATATTTTATTGAAGAATACTCATTTTGCTTGAATGCTAGTTGATTTGTTTCAAGAATACTATAAGAACTTCCTGAAATAGTAGAGTCTCCAGTTGATAAAATGTAATTAAAATTCATCTCTTGTTCCTATGTAATAAATAAAATTCTTTTTAAAATCTTCTGATTCATGACCTAAATTTACGCCAGAAGAAGGTGTTGAGAAACTTGACACTGTTTCGTAGAGAGCAGTAGTAGTTACCCCACTAACTTCGTTCAACATTCCTGTGAGAGCATTTCTACCATAAAGATTTATTGTAGCAGACCCTTGTTCAATACCAGTAGTTTCCACGTAAGTTTGGATTGACTCCGATATGTCATTTAAACCCAAAGTATCATAAGCATCCTCTCCTGTAGGATAATAAATGTAGCCAGATTCAGAATGTAGTTGGCCAATTTCTTCTTTATAAAATGTCTCAGTATCTCCGTTATTTAACGTATAGTATTTGTAAAAACGTTCTCCCTCCTTCTTCGTTTCCGAAGAATTCGTAGAAAAACTGCCTGTAAAGTATTCTCTACCTGTGGCAATTGTTAGAGATCCAGTAGAAGTATACTCATAACCAGTAACTCCTGTTTTATATACAATAACATCGCTATAACCTGTCACTCTCTGAGATTCAGATTCGACTGGACCGTTATAAAAATAATCACCAAGAATACCTTCTGAAAGTTGCTTGAGAAATCTAGGCTCCAAATATCCAGAGAACAAAGCAAGATTATGTAAACTACCACTAAATGTTTCTTCTGAATTGCTTTCAGATCTAAAATAATTATCTGATCCACCAAAATTCAAGAATCCAGTTTGGTAAATGTAATCTCCATCAACTGGTATATCAACAGAACGTACAATATTATTAAAGTAATCAAAAGTCCCTAAAGATAAAGTACTTTCAGAAACAGACACACCAATAACATTTCTTTTAGATAACTCAATATCTGTAATGACATCAACAGAATCTCCATTTGGACCATAGGTTTGGCAAAACAAATGACCCCTATCAGTGATTCCTATATTGAATCCTTCAGAGTTATCAAAAGAATTAAAACTTGCACTTTCTTTTCTTTTTTTAAAGCAGCCCAATAAAACACCATCATCTACAGCACCTTCGAATTCAAAATCTATAATGACTGAAATATCATTGGCATTTAAACCATCTAAAGGTATTCTCAAGTTTCCAGAAGTCAACGGAAGCTTGTTGTTAGCCAATAAAGTTTGAAGATTATTGTTAGCATCGATTTCAGAAGATTCATATGAACCTAAAACATAACCTGTATGTAATGAAGGTTGATTTACTAATTCATTATTAAGCAGAACTCCTGTAAAATCTGACCCAGCGCCTAATATATCTATCTCATCAGAAGAATAATTAAAATCATAAAAAGCAGACAATCTTTGGTTAGAACCAAGACTCTCTTGCATTACAAAATATAAACCCGTATCACTCATTAATAATATTTTTGCAAATTATAAGATATTGAATTTTGCCCAGTATCATAAGATTCAGATTGGAAAAATTTCCCGCTACAATATCCAGACACAATATCTTTTAATGTATCCAAATCTTCTCCTTGATTATTAGCGCTAGCTGAAACAGAGTACTCGCCCAAGCTTCTAGATATTACTTCAGCAGCTTCAAATCCACTAATAGTTTCTTGAACATTGACAACAACCAAAGGTTTTTTATCTTTTATTGTTAACTTTAAATTATTTAAAGTTCCATTCGAAAAATCAATAGAGTTACTATAAGTATAATTATAAGATATTGTATTTTCAATAGGATCTTTAGTAATGCTAAAATTTTCAGGTTCAGAGTCGATGTAAGAAGATAAAAATTCGTATCCAGTAGCAACTCCCGTAAATTCTTGGAAAGAAGACTTAGCTATAGAATATTGATCTACTTCAGAGTAAGCTGACTCAACAGCGAGAAATCTTTCATTTAAACTTTCATCATCTGCTCTGTCGATAATCGAAGTTCCTCTATAGCTCAAATTACCATTAACACTGATATTAGCAATAGAAGAATCTTTAGAAACGCTTACAGAAGAACTATATTTATGCAGAACTTCTTCATTAATTAAATCTAAATTTTCAGCATCTTCAAAAGAAAAGCTGAAGTTTAATAAATTAGATCCAGTATTTAAATCATAATTAAAAGAAGAGGGACCGTTAGAAACAAAACTATATACTCCAGACTCATATTGAGAATAAGAATTCGCTAAAGCATTAACTGCAATATCAGTAGCTTGTTCAGCAGAAAAATCTCCAGTAGACAGTAATCCCTCTTGAATGCCCGTATTGGCATCTATCCTCCCCTGTAAGCTCCCCTGAACAGATAATGATAACTGTTGCTCTGAATTATAAGAAATGGACGTAGAAACGTCTAAAATACCTTTATTCGAAATGGGCCTATCAGAAGAAGAATATAAATATACCTCAGTAATTGTGTAAGAATTTTCTGCTAAATCAATATCTTCATTTCTAGATTTTAGAAAAGCATTGCCAGTACCATTAAATAAAGATATATTTTCGAACCCAACTAATTTTTCATTAACAAAATTCTTAGCATTATCGAATGCACTATCTCCATCTACTTTTAAGCCTTTTGCAGAAACTCTATGTGTTGCCGTTATGACTTTATTTTCACCTTCTGAATAGGACCAATTATTTTCAGGTTGAGTAACTCTAAAATATTCAGAAAAAGTTTCTCCAGAATAATATGTAACAGTTAAGTTGTACGGTTGGAATGTGGTTGAATCACTTTCTCCAAAATCAATATTTTGAACAAAAGCTTTGGGGCATGTTTTAGATTCGTTGCCGACAGTTATAGTTAAATCTTGGTATTCATTTAAAAAGCCACTAATCATTTGCATTTTTTGCAAATCAAGCCCACTTAAATCTGCTCCAGTAAAATAACCTATTATGTTTACATTAATCGCACTATGATCATACAGTCCGCCCAAATTAACCGATTGATCCTGTTCCGCAAATAATGGGAGAGGTTCTGGGAATGAGTAACTACCATATGTTATAGAATTAGGCATATTAAGCGATTATATAGTTTATTACACGAGTTGCACTACCATTTGATAAATCAATTTGGATTACATCAGCTGTCGCATAGTAAGCTTCTTCTTCCAAAGAGTCATTTATTTCGGAAGTTTTAGAGGCTAAAAAATCTTTTGCGTGAAATATTCCATAAGCTTGATCACAAACAGCAGTAGCTGTTACAGAAGCAGACCCAAGACGATCTAAATTCGAAGTTACCAATTTTTGCTTTAAATTAATTAAATCCAAAACAACAGAATTTCTTTTTATTTTTTCTTGTTTGGATACATTAATTGCATATTTTATAATTCCACTTGGTAACCCCGAAGAATCATAATTTTCATCTGTAGAAAAGATTATATTTTCAGTAATAGTTCCTTCACTTTTATTTAAACTAGCTGATCTTGATTTTTCGTAAATAGAAGTAGCTTCAGAAAATAGTCTCAATACTTTGGGTTCATTTTTATCTTTTGAAGATTCCCATAGAGAAACTGTATTGTTATACCTTTCTAGTACATTAGGCCCCTTTGATTTATATGTAACAGCCAAAGTATACGTAAAAAAAGCTTGATCTTTGCTTTTCTCACAAGTATATGTAACTAAGTTTTCTTTTGTTAGTTTCGGGTCTGTTGAAAATTGAATTGTTAAGTCAGCAACATTGGAGTCTTTTTTAATTCCCTTTTCAATAGAAAAGGGTTTTCCGAAATCTGATTCTTCATCAGATATAATTTGATCTATTGTATTAGCTATGGCTTCTTCTAAAATATTCTGAGAATCGTATCTTAAAGAAGTCAATTTAACAGAAATTTGTTTATTCAAATAACCTTTATCGTCGATACTTGACGATATATCAATGTCTTTTGAAACTCCTTCAGAATCAAAGATAAACGAAGAATTAAAAACTTCATTCAAAGATACAGACAAGTTTACTAAGTCTATAGTCTCTGTTAAAGTTCCATTATACCCTTCGTTAAATCTAGCATTCTCTGAAATGCCATCTTCATAATAACCAATAGATGGCCTATTAGAAAAATAATAATTAGTTAAGAAGGCTTTAGCGTTATTTAAAAATTGATCTCCTAAATCTTGAGCATATTTAATGGATATATCTCTGTTATAACTATAACTAGAATCAGACCTTGAGAAAGTATATTTTTCTGAAAACTCTGTCAATAAATGTGGACTAGGAATATATTTTGAAAAAGTTTTAGAACTATAATCATCCAACCTTCTTCTTTCTTCTATTGATATGGTTACTATGTCTTCTCCAGTTAAGGAGCTTTCAGAAAAAGAAACTTGAGTTATTAATCCATTTAATATTTCATCTCCAGCTATTCTAGCTGTGATATTCTTTCTTTTATAAGCTTGACGAATTGCAGATCTTCCTGTCAATAAAACTCCATCATCATTATCAAAAGAAATATCTTCAGTTTTTATTGTATAATTTAAATTAATTAAATAGCCAAAAATCTCCTCTCCCCCTAAATAAGAATAACTTATTTGAGAACTGGAATTAATAACATTATTTACTATTAAGCTCATTATTACCCTCCATTACCCAGATTATTGGTTATATTCTTTTTATCAAGTTCGACTTTTTCAAGCCTACTTCTTAACTCTTCTAGTTTTATTTCTTGGTCTGCAATATTTTTTTCCGCTACGCCCGCTAATGCCACTGCTCTCTTGGAAATGTCTACAAGTTTTTTTGATGCTTCTGGTACTTTCGAAGTCTCGTAGGCGAACTGGTTAAGTTTACGTGCCGTAGCCTTTACTGAGTCTACAACAGGGCCAGCATTGAATTCTGTAGAGAAAGTTTTTATTGATTCTGATACGGCATCAAACTCTGCTTGTAACCCCGCCATCCTATCATTAAAGTCTTTCAAAGCTTTTTTGGCTACGCCTCCTTGACCAAGTGATATAAACGTATCTCTGTCAGACTGCCGCTCTCCTCCTGTGACTACCGTTTTGCCTGTAATGCGGTCTATTTCTTTTTGGCTTGTAACCATGTTACTTTTATCATTCTCTGAATTAGGCAGAAATCCAGCCATCTTGCTTAGAAAATCTTGCATTGCTTTATTTCCTCCAAACTTTCCAAGAACATTAGTATTGAAGGAAGCGATAATTTCAGCTTTTTCTTCATCAGTTTTTGCTGATTTAAAGTCTTTCCCAAACTGAGTTACTTCGTCAAGGTTAAATGGACCTTCTCTCACACCTTTAGTAATGTCAGCAAATACTCCTCTAAGAACATTTCCTTCTAGATTAATTCTTTCTTTAGCTCCTTGCTCAAGAAGTCTAGAGATTTCCATTTGTTTGCTAACTAGGAAATTAGCACTTTGACGGACACTTGCATTAAAAGTTTTACCAGCTTCCTTTAATTGTTTGCCTATCTCCGCTCTTTGAGCTGGATCGGTTGTTCCAGACAATTGCGCTTGCAAATCTAATTGATTAGCTTTTGCACCAGCGGTTTTCAAAATTTGATTGTCTATTTGATTTTTTCTCTTAAGTTCTTCTATTCTTGCTTGGCTTGCTGGGTCTGATCCGACCATCTGATTGAGTAAAGCTGATCTTGTGTCTACTTCGTCTTGCCCTTGTGACAACTGTTTCTTTAGGGTAGCTCCAGCATTTTCACTCATCAAAGATTTAAGTTCTGATTTTATTTTAGCGCCTTCTGCATAAAGTGCTTGAATCCCATCTTTATCACCAAGCAATTTTGCTACTTTCTTAGATACAGTATTATAAGCTTTTTGAGCTTCGTAAAATCCCTCTCCACTATCTGCTGATTTATCTAACTGCTCTTTTGCTCTTTTTAATTCACTAGAAATATCTAGACTAGTATCTCCAGTCCTGAAAGACAAGTTCTTCAATTGAACAGATTGTTGATCAATATCTCCAAATTCTGATAACTTACCCTGCATTCTTTTAGAGATTTCCACTCTAGAGTCTAACTTATTTCTTTTGTCTGTTTCTTCAGCTTTTCTTTCGTCTGTCTTTTTACTTTCTTCGAAAAGACCCAAGCCAAGTCCAATAGCTCCACCAACCGCAGCTCCTATGGGGCCTCCAAACATTGCACCAGTTGCAGCAAAGCTGGCTGTTTTGCCAGCAACTCTAGCTGCTTTCCCAAATTCATTATCTGTTTCATTACCTTCTTCGTCTCTACCCAAAGAATCTAAACCCGTTCCTATCGCACTAAGAGCAAATCCAACCCCTAAACCTCCCGAAGCTTTAATTCCTGCTATCCCTTTTTTGGTAGCACCCTTAACGCCCCTTGAAATTATTGAATTTCTTTTTCTTTCGGCGTTAGCTGCTGCGGTTATTGTTTTTGTATTTATTTTATAAATCTCACCTAGCTTTTTTAGAGAGTGAGCTTTTACTTCTGCTGCTGCCCTGATTCCCGCAGAACTTTTTTTAGCTGATTTGCTAGCCTCTACGAATGCTTCATTTACTCTTTTTATTTCTTTCTGAACTGTTGATAAGTCAAGAGTTATTTTTTGTCGAGTTTCTGATGCGTTTGTGACATCAGAAATAGATTTTGTCGGAGAGCCTTTTGCAAAACGGCGGATGCCAGTTCTAGCAGCTAGCCTAGAATTACTTATAGTGCCTTTTGCGTTACTGCTAGGGTTTCTGCTCGCTCTTTGTGCGCTAGTTGCTTTCCTACGTGCAACTCTAAGAGGAATTCCTTCTCTTTCGCTAATTTTAGCAGTTTGTTCTCTAACTTCGTTTTCGGTAAATGCTCCAGCATTTTTTTCTCTTCTAACTTTTCTGATGAATGATCTCTTGTTTCCATCAGAGCTAGAATTTTTAAAATCACCAATAGTCTGACGTATCCCAAAAAGCTTTTGAATTTTGCTGATATTTGGCCCTCCTCTAACATCAAAATCACCACCCGCATCTCTTTCTCTACCCTCATATTTTAAAGACTTGCTTATGCCCACTTCAAATGCCGATCCAATAGCACCGTTCAAAGCTCCTTTAGCCCCACGAATAGTATCAAACCCTTTTTCTATTTCGGATATTGGTGCAGATTTATCCAATGGCCTTATTCTTGAAGTCCAATCAGAAGCCTCTTTAAACAAACTATTTCTAACTTTAGATTCAAGTGTATCTTCTTCCTTGTCAGATATTGATTTAATTTGAGATGACTTTATTCCATGAATTTGATGAGTCGCTTTGTGCCTTGTCTTATCCACCGTCATTGGACCGAAAGAACTTCTTTCGTCTATTTGGGGAGTCAAAAATACGAAACGATCTCCAAGTTCTTTATCATTCTTAATATCAGTCCCTTTCGCTGACGCTTTTTTCCCTTTATATTGTTTCTTCTTTCCGCTACCTCCGTTAAATCTAGGAATTTGATCTGCCGTAAGTATTTCCTCTCTACCACCAATTTTTACTTGCATTTCAGAAGTGTTCATCACCGCAGGACTACCTCTAAAATTAGTAACATAAGGCACTGCTCCAGCGGGAGCATCTCTAGCCTCATTCATCATGGCGGTCATCAAGTTAGGCTCCATTTCGCCAGCTCCTCCAGCAGCATAACGTCTTCCTCTTTTACCTTTAAAGGAACCTGTGCTTGAATCAAATCCAGTCACTCCTCTTTGTCTAGCTATATTAGAAATATTAGCAACAAGAGATTCTTGTTGAGCTAACAACATATTTTCTTGTCGGATTGCAGAGATTACAGCTTGTTCTTTTTGAGCTTGAGTTGCGGTAGTATTAAGAAGTGTCTCTCTTAAGCCTGCATCCTTTTGTAATAAACCAATCAGACCACCTTCAATTTGTTTGATTCTTTCAGTAGCGGAACCTATTTCCATAACAGTCTTAAATCCTTCTTTGGCGAACTTAATAACTGTTTTAAATATCTTAGCGAAAGCAATTGTAAAGATAGCTAATCCTGGACCAGATATAAAACCACCAATAACTTTAAATATACCTTGAATAAATTTACTGCCTTTTTCTGGGTCGAGAGCACTATCCAATCCTTCTGATAATTTTGTGGCTAGTGAAACTAAATTTTCCAAAAGAGGACCAAAAGTGATACTACCAAGCTTTTCTGCAAAACTCGTAATAGACACTGTCAAACTGTTAATTTGAGCCAGTAATGTCTTATTTAAATCTGTGTTTTTTTTCGTAGCTTCGTTAGTGGCATTTAACCCAGTTTCAGTAGCTCTCGCAAAAATAGAAGCATCAGATCCTAAATCTTTTAAGGCAGAACTAACAACGTTAATTTGAAACACTCCACCCGCTAACTCTTTTATCTGACTCGCTACAGTTGGGTCCGCAACTTGCTCCAGAGCTTTAGAAAGAGCTTGAAGTTTTTGGACTCCTGATTGATTGGCATTAATTTCTACCCCAAGAGCTTTAAGATCCTCAATAGTTGAACCTCGACTCAAACGAGTGAAGATTGATTTAAATGCGTTACCAATAACAGCCCCTCCTCGTGCAGTCCTCTGTTCTACGGCTGTAATTAAACCAAGAAGCTCTTCGAAACTAACTCCAGCGTCTTCGGCGGTGGAACCTGCCCGACTGAATCCATCCGCAAGGTCTTGAGCAGATACAGCAAAGGCCGTGTCTACAGCAACGATCTTATTGATAACTTGCTCTGCTGTTAAGCCTGCGGATGTGAATCCGTTCATTGCCGCAGTTAATGCTTTTACTGATTGCTGTGCTCCTAAACCAGATATTCTGGTTAGTACTAGAGCAGCCTCTAATCTTTTAGCACTTTCAGCAGCTCCAAGTCCTTGTCGAGCTAATTCAGCAGCTCCATCTGCTACAGTTTGAAAAGACTGCCCCGTACTTTTAGCGACTTTGAATATAGAGTTTCTATAATTATTGAATTCTGAGGCTCCAGCGCCTAAAATAGAGTTTATCTCTGTCAATTTAGCCTGTACTGTAATAGTAGTACTGATTAGCTTCTTAAAAGACTGATTTATCCCATTAATAATACTAGTAGTAGCTCCAAAAGCAAAGACACGAGCAGTAGAAGCATCTAAAGACTTTTGAAATTCTGAAGCTTGTCCTGTGATTCTGCCTAAAGCTTGTTGCACCTGTTTCGCAGACGCATTTATGCTAGAGGAATTTATGTTAAGATTAGCGTTAAGGTTAATTGGAGCTGCCATCTTAATTTAATACACTTAAAAATCTTCCGCAGTAAGCTTGCCTTGTTTTTGAGCCATTTTTTCCCTTAAATCTGCAACTCCATGGGTTACTTTATTTTCGGGATTATTTGTGTCATTGTCTTTTGGAGAATATTGATAAAGCTTTATAGCATCTTCTGATACATGGTTCGGAACATCATAGTTCTTCAGTTTACTCAAAAGCACAGAAGCACAAGAAAGCAGAGTCTTTTGCCAGTTTGTTATATCGTAAATGGTTTTATCAATCATTTCGTTTGGTTGACGGTACATTAGGCAATAAACGTCAAAAAATAAATAATGATAAGACATATTAATCATGTTATCATAGTTGTTTATCTCTTCTAATTTCTCATTAATTGACCCCATTATAAGAAAAATATCATCCTGACAAATTTCTTTCTTCATCTCTAAGTCCTCAAATAAATTAGAACTTAGTTCCTTATAATTTCTTTTCCTTGCAGCGAAGCTCTCAGCACTGTGAGCGATCAAACTGTGCCTTCTAGATTCAAGCTCATGTAGTTCTTTTTTTTGATTGAGAACCGAATCTTCAAATGACTTTCTTGCCATGTTATCGGCTATTTTAGAAGCCGCTGATTCTGACTTCTCAATTACCCACTTCAGATTTTTAATTTTATCCTCTTCTAAAGAAGACCAAGATTTCCTTTTAATGGCCATCTCTATGAGCTGCTTTTCACTCTTAATGCCTTTTTTGAGGGCTGAATCTAAACATTCAGACTCATACTCCTCTAGCTCTAAAGAATTAAAAACAGTAGAATGCTTCAGGTAATAAGTTTTTGATTTATGTTGAAACTTACTGTAACCTCGCAAAATATCCAAAAGAAGCAGAGATATTTTGGAGTCTTTTTTATTCATCAATTAAAGGAAAAACTTCTTCCAAAGATTTCTCAATTTCCTTTTGATTAGAACCCATTTTGTTATACCACAGGTTAGCTACTTTAGCCAAGGTTTCAAAAGATTGATCAAAAATTCCTTTATTCTTCAATAATGATTTATCTTCAATATCTTCTTCATCTTCACATAGGCTTAAATAATGAGATCTTTTATCTTCATAGTAATCCCCTTCAAAAATAGGGAATTCTTCTTTTTTTCCGTCTATCTCATCCTCATAAAATGAAAAATTGAAAATAAACCACTCAATTATCTTTTGTTCAGCTTTTGCCTCTGCTGTTTGGTCATATTGGCTCCTATGAAAAGACTCGAAATCTGAGATGGTTTTTTGTGTTGATGCGAATGTCTTCTTTGCTTCAGAAAGTTTGCTTTCCTGTTCTTTATTTAATCCCTTTTGACCTTCGTAAAACTCAATTACTTTTGATGCTTCTAGATTATCTAAGAATGCTTTTTGAATAAGTTCGTCGGAAAGTTTGGAAGAAGATCCCCCCATGTCTCCAATTTTCTTATTGAGCATGAGTCTAGTTAGATAACCAGAATTAATAAATTCATTGTATTTTTGGCCGTAAAAAAACTCGGCATCTTCAATGTCTGAAAAAGAAGGTTTTTTAAAAATAACCTTGTTGGAAAGTGTTTTAGTCTTAGTCTTAAAGGCTTCTACAATCTTACCATTTTTATCTTCCTTATTGTAAGCGATTTTTTCTTTGACTTTTCTTTTGATCTCAAACGAATACAGGTCTTTCATACTTCTACTATTTATTATAAGTAAAAAAAAAGATAATTCAATTCTTACTAGGCTATATATTCGATAAATATAGATGAATCTCCATGTTTGTTAAATTCAATGCTGTTGAATCCTGTAATCCCATCCATATTATTACATATTAAAGCATCGTTTATGAAGTAAGAATAAGTATTATCATCTTTCATATGAACTGATATATTTATTGGGATATCTTTAGAGTAACCCCCAACAAACCGACCAGAAAAATCAAAAATATATCCTTCGTAGCCATTGAATCCGTAAGAAATATTTGTTAAATCGTCGCCTTCTTCTGTTGCTGTCCCAGCGAGTATAGAAAATCCAGAATAAGTATCATCGACTACAACTTCGAAATTTGTAATTGATTTTTCATGTCCAGTTACTCTTTGATAAACTTTCATTCCCTATTTATTACACAAAAAACAAGCCCCATCTTACGATGAGGCTTGTTTGTTTATTTGAATTTATTTACAACTTATACTGAAATCGGTTGATTAGCATGAGCTTCACCGCTTACAACATTGAAAGGAGGGGCGTTTACACTGTCCTTGTTGAATAAGAATATTCCTTGATCATCTGTAGTAGCTCCTCCGATTTGAGCGGAGAAAGTGAGATCAACTGTTTCGTTATCATCTAATCCCTGAGAGAAAGACTGATTATCTAAAACCGCTTTTTTGAGCTCATACTTCATCCTAGTAGAAGATCCATTTGTTACATTCAAGGTAACATTAGTCTCAATATTTCCAGCTGTTCCAGTGAGAGCATATTCAAGTGCTCCAGCCCCAAACTCACGTACTAACGCGCTAACACTCAAGGTAACATCAATTGGGAACTCAAGAAGTTTTGCGTAAGCAAGTTCGTTACCAAGAGACTCAATAACTTCACGGGCTAATGGGAGCTCAACAGAAGCGGTTTGAACGGGAAGATCGTTGAAACTAGTAGTTCCTCCAATACCTTTAATTGATCCATCACCCGTAATCATGCCTTGCTTAGAGAAGGAAATAGAAACGTCTTGGGGCCTAAGAACAAGAGTGTCCATGCTCCCAGTATCAGGAGCTGGGAGTTTAACAACGCCAGTGAAGTCTCTTTCGCCTTCTAAGTTTAGGGAAGGACTATACAAACCAGAATGCATCCCTGTCCAAAAAACAATATTAGAAGCTTGCATTTCAATGTCGGCTCGTGGGATTTCTCCAACATTAAAGTTCGCAGAATAACTACTAACAAAGCAGTTTCCAAATCCTACTACATCATGACTTTCTGCCTCAGTTTCGTAAACATCCGAGTTAAAGGCATCTCCTCCTTCTGTAGCAGTTAGGACAAAAACATTTCTTTCTGAAAGAATTGGATCTTCGACCAACATACCAGAAGCCATTTGGCCAGTAAAACCACCTACTCCAGTCTTTGATTTGGTAAATCCAAGGGCTAACTCATTTTCTCCGTCCCCTAAAAAATAACCGAAACTAAGAGTAGGGTTAATCTCAGTAAGAGAAACAGTTCCGATTCTTGCTAATTGTCCAAATTCTCTAACATCTTGACGAGCGCCAGCCAAATCCATATCAAATGATAAAGTATCAACCCTGTGTAGTTGATGACCACTTACCATTTTATACTTACCACCTGTACCAGTAATATCCCAACCAGTGGGTGTAACATATACTGCTTTATTCTGTGAAATTACTCTTGTTCTTGAAGCCATATTAAATTAAAAGGTTTACATTAAATACACTAGATCATAATCTTGGGAAACGATATGTCGATAAATCAAAATCTAAGAATGCTATAGAGAAATCTTTATTGAGTTTTTCCCGCAAAGCTTCAGAAACAACCTTAGAAGCAGTAACGCGATCAATATAAGAACATAATGGACTATCTCCTTGATCTCCCACAATACCAGTATAAGTATAAGGGAAATCCTTAACAGAATAAGAATAAGCGTATGGAAAATCCTCATAAGGAACATGAGTCACCTTTTCCCTTACGGTATCTCTAAGTCTAGAAATCACAGAGTCTAAAATATAAGAATCTTTTGTGAGAACCATAACACGGACTCTACTTTGAGTATTTTCTTCTCCACCAAATGAAAACTCTTCATTCTCAGAAGAAGCTAGGGAAATAAAACAGGCTGGAAGGAAATAAGATCCTTTATCAAGAATTCCAGTTTCATTGTAAAAATAAGGAGAATCTTGACCATTCTCAATAAAATCAGAGTGTACCAAAAATTCTAGATCATCATCATGAGAAATATAAGTATTAACCTCCTTTACTGAATACGTGCCAGAAACGCTCAACCCAGTCCCAGAAGCCGAAGGGAATAAGATGCGGCCATTATTGTAATCTGTATATACGCTTCCGTTAGCGCTAGAATCTCCTGTAATAAAAGCATTTCCAACAAAAAAACCAGAATTAACCACATCAACGTCATAATCAGCTACAAGCTGTCGATATTCCCCCTGATACCCAACCATATCAGTAGGAATGTCATCGAAATCCACATAACGAAAATTATTTTCTAATCCCGTAAGATAAGCTTTTGTGTCAGATTTTAACAAACGATTCTCTAACCACAAGTAAAAACTAGACAATAAATTTTGATCAAATTGAGCTTTCATTTTTTAAAATTTTGTAACATCTTTATAGAACTTATCTACTAATTTAGATATGTAAGGCTGAGTCCTGAAGCTAGCAGCCCTTAAATTATTTTTGATCTGAATACCAGTGCCTGATCTAGAGAAAGAACCAGCAGAAGAACCGCGAATTCCACGTTCTTTATATAAGAAGGAGCCCAAATTAGACATTCCCTTTTCTATTCCTTCTGCCCAGCTAGAACCACTTGCCCAAGGTATTTGGGATACGCTAAAAAACTCCTCTTTGGAAGGGGGGTTAGCTATAGATATTCTAAACCTTCCATTAGAGATTGCCCTAACTGTTACTAAAAGCTTTTGTCTTATAACTTTGCCAATTGCTGCTATTGGGTCTTCTCCTTTATTAAAACCAATAAATGAAAAAAGGTTACCATAACCATTCAAAGTGCCAGAGCTGTTAGAAGCAGTCGGCCCAGCTTTTATCTCCTTAGTAACAGAATGATTGTAAAAATCTTTAATTAATTTTTCTTGAGCTTCTTCAATAATTGGCAAAACATACTTTCTTATTTCTCGTCCAGTAACCTTACCATTTCTACCAGCAGTGATCTCTTGAAGGAGATCAGCTTGATTTACAGTAACTTTAAATTTAGTCGCAGATATAAACGGTTTAGCCATTAGTTTTCTCTTTTAAGGAATACAGTATAGTATTGAGTCGAGAATGGCCCCACATTTTTTGCGTCAGTATCTACAATAAATAAATTGTCATCAATTTCAATCCTAGTAGAATCTTTTACTTTTTCGTAACCATCTGAATCAACTTTTATTCTCACTTTACCATGAGAAGCGGTTAAATTAAATTGTGCCCCAGCGTCTATAATAGACTCGCCCTGATTTGGCGCGTAGCTGACCCTAGCTTGCACTGTGTGCTTGACTAGCGTAGTTTGCGAACTCAACTTAGAATCATCCTTAGTCCTGCCGTACAATGGATTGTAGTTCAAATTAGCAGGTCTCGTAGTAACCTTCTTTTCTATGTAGACATAAATGTCTCTGGCAAAAGTATCGTGTACTTCGCTTAATGCACTTTGTATTGCTGACTTTTGAGCAGATGTAAGTAGTGAAGCCATTAGTATGATCTATAAGAGCTTGTAGGTTGATAAGAATCAATGCTGTCAATTGGCTCAATTCCATCTCGACCAAATACCTGCAATGGAGAAGACTTGTATTGGTTATAACGTCCTACCAAATCATTTAGCCTATCAGTAGCATCAACCTTTAAATCTCTATATGTTTTAGCAACGGAGTTTTTGTTTTGTCTCTGAATAGTAGTATCACCTTCTTTGAGGGTAATCCAGTCAGTATCTCCCCCATAAGTAAATCCACGCAGAGAATCCCTAGCTGCTTTCTCATAGTAGTGAATCTGATATAGTGTGGAAAGAATATTTTCTTCAATTGGTAATAAACCTGATCCTGTAGCAATTTCTATAGCACCAGTATCATTAACATAAAATTCTTCATTGGTGAGGCCATTAAGTTCTCCAATGTTGGTCTCAAGCCAACCAGAAACATAAGACACAGGAAACCTCTGTCTATCTTCTGAAAATTCGTAATTGACTATTTTTGTTGCTAGTGAGCCAAGATCATTCATTAAATAATCTTACAGCAAAACAAGCATTTAGGGAACTCTATAGCTCAAACAGCTTCTTAACTTCTGGGTCTTCAGTAGAGATTACTGGTTTAGGTGATCCAGCAACAGAAACATTGTGCTGCCTCAAATAAATATCAAAAGATTTCTCTAATGCCTTTTTCAAAGAAGGTTTAGACCCCATTTCCATTCCTGAAATTCCAACCCTTTGAGCTAACTCAGTCATCTGAGAAATAGACATAGAAGCTAAAGTTTCAGCAAATATTTCTTTATCTAAAGTTTTGTAGGGGTTCATATCTTTAATCCCTAGTAGATCTTCAAGCTCCCTAGCTTTTTCAATTCTTTCGCCTTTGTCTTCGTGATTTTTTCCATCAGCAAAATGGAACCCTTGTAGGTTTTCTTGATCTGCCATAACTTATAATAAACTATTACACTAAAAAAATCAAAAAAAAAGAGCCGCCCCGTAGGGCGACTCCTAAATTTAGGAAACCTCTATTAGAGGATGATTCCGCAAAGAGCGCGGTCGTCAATACAGACGCGACCCTCTTCAACTTTACCATAGTAACCAATCTTATTCTGACGGACAGAGAACTGGTCGTCAACGAGAACGTTGAGTTCACCAGTTGAACCTTCGTCAAGAACAACAGGACGGATAAGAGCGTCACGAGAACGGTCGATACCGATAAGGATCTGATCAGAAGCTTCAGTGAAGCTCACGCTACCCTTAACAGCATCAAAGATCTTATTGAAACGCTGTCCACTACCCATTTCAAGAACTTCAATGATATTGATACCATAGAAGCTTGGAAGACCAGCACCGCTATAAAGCTGAGAGCGAAGATCTTCTGGAGCAGCAAGTCCATTAGAAGCAGCATCGGTAGAGATAGTTCCACCAAGAGCTTTCGTGGTGTTGATTGGGTTGTAAGCCATGGCGCGAATGTCTGCAACTGCTTCAGGAGAAACAAGCAAATCAGTCACACCAACTTTAGAACCACCAACTGGAGTACCACCAACGAAAGAGCTGTTGATACGCTTAGAGGTAGTGATCAACTGATTCAAGTCATCAAGAAGCAGAGTCGATCCTGCGGCAGAGATAATATGATCTCCTTCGGTAGCAGTGAGGCTATCTCCACCAACGAGAGCGGTAGCAAGCACGTTGAACGCAGTGCGCTCCTGCTTGAGCATAACCTCTTGAGCCATACGAGTAAAGGTCTTGGAAACCACATCAACGCGAGCCTTCTTAGCATACTTACGGTCGAAAGCGAGTGCGCTGTCGAGAGTGTAAGTGCTAAACTTCAGCTCGTTATGAGCTGGGAAGACTTGGTTGTAAGGAAGTCCACCAGCGACTTGCTGGGAATAAACCTGTACATAATCTTCTTCAGTAACATCGTGGAAAAGGTCAAGAGGAAGAGATGGATTATCATCAGCCTGATAAGTCAGGGTGGTGAAAAGATTTCCAACAGTCACAGCGTTGTTGATAACTTCAGTGACCACAGGTCCAAGAAGTTCTGCAACAGCTGCCTGTGCTTCGTAAGCCTCCTCACGATTATTCGAACCCATTGCGCGAACAAGGGCTAACTGATCTTCAGTTCTTTTAATAGTAATTTTCATAATCTGTGAGTAAAATTAGAGGTTGATGTTAACGATTGCGTAGTCTCCTGCGTGAGTATCACCAGCAGCACGAGTTCCAGTTGCAAGGACTTGACCGACTTTAACAGCAGTACCACCAGCAACACCAAGTTTTCCACCAGCGTGCCCATAAACGTCAGTTCCAACAGCAGGAACAACAGAACCAGTAAATGCATCATCCATGAAAGTGAAGATACCTTTGGTTGCAACAGGGACGGACTCTCCAGAAAGAACGCACTGAAGCTCTTCTTTCTTTTGTGGGTAGAAACGAAGTTTCTCACCGTTTTCGTCAGTGTCACGAACGTCACGAAGAAGAATTCCAAGAGCAGAATCTCCAGATCCAGCAGCTTCCACACGAAGTGGGTTAACAGAAAGTGGAGAATAAGCGTTACCCTGAGAAGTCAGGAATTCGCCTCCACCATCGACGAGATCAACAAGATCTTCGTTAAGGTTGGCGGCAGAGACTTTAACAATAAGTCCTGCCCCTTTATTTGTACCTTCCATAGCGAACATGTTGACAACATCGTTGTCATCATATTGACGGAAAGGCAACAAGTTAGTAATTTCATTAGCCATAATATTTATTTGTAATTAGATTTTTATTTAGTAACTTCAACAGAGAAGTTTTCTTTTAGTTTTTCAACTAAAGAGATTTGTTCTGAGGCCTCAGCGTTGTTGTTAGGAATAGAAGGGGCTTCAACCTCTTCAACTTCCAGCTCATCTTCACTAGCCTTAACTTCTTCTTGCTCTTCAGTAGCCTCTTCAGCCATCTTGGAAGCAATAGCTTCTTCGATTTTAGCTTTAACAGCCTCTTCTTGAGCAGCAATGGCCTCTTTGGTCTTGCTTGCAAAAAGAATAGAAAGTTTCCCTTTAAAGGCATCAAAAGCTTCCTCAGAAGCCTCAACAACCTTTAACTCATCTACGACTAACTGAAGCTCTGCCTCAGTAAGTTCGTAAGTGGAGTCGATAAAGTTCATGCGAGAGTTAAATAACTCAACAGCAGCTTGAGCTTCGATCTCAGATTTGAGAGAAGTGAGTTCTGACTGAACAGCTTCAAAAGAAGCTTTCATTTCAGCAAGATCTGCTTCAGCCTTTTCACGGGCTTCTGCTTCAAGTTGAACTTTAGATTTCCAGTTTTCGGAATGCTCAGTAAGAGCATCACGCATAATCTCGCCAACGGAGCTGGCTTGATCGTCCTTCTTGACAACGGAAGCTACGCTTTCTGCAACTTGTGTCATTAATGTTTCGAATTGTTCTTTATCCATATCAAAAATATCGAATTTGTTTGTTGTTACAGTGTTTTTATTGTTTAGGGAATTTTTAATATTAATATTATCTTGTTCTGCTAAAGAATTATCAACATTGTTTTCACTTTTCTCTGGTTCTGAAGTATAAACTCCTTTAACTCTAGCAGCAGGTTTATATGTCAATGCCGCTCCTAAAGGATAAGTTTCACCATGAATTAATCGATGTACAGGAGTTCCATCTTTGTCCATACCTTTGCCTCCAAAGCCCTTTACATATTGCTTTAACTCTTCTGCCTGTGAACCTTCGGCAACTTGGCACTCGTCCAATCTATTAGATCCATAGACGACTTTATAGTTCTTAAATGCAAGTTCCCAACTAGTAGCAATACTTTGATATTCTTCATTTTCTTCTTTGGCAGCTTCTTCAATTGCTTCTGCTAACTCTGGAAAAATATTTTTGTAAATTAAACCAGCAGCATTAATATAAAAAGGCTCTTTTTTGTCAGCGTATGATTCAATAGCGTTATCTTTAAAATCATACTCATCAACAGAGAAAGAAGCGTTAATCATATGCCCTACAATTTTATGCTTCTTATGTTCAATGTTAATTGGCTTATTAATAAATCTTTTTACTGCTGCTACGGCTGTTTCAGAATCAATACCGTCTCCGTTCTTGTTAAACTCATTAACTAAAGCTAAGTTGAAGACAACAGGCAAAACATCAACATTCTGTGACGGGTCAAAATCTTCTGGAAGTAGAGATTTAGCTGCCTCTGCGATAGATCCTTCTGATACTCCGAACTTCTCGTAGTCAGTCTGTTTGAGAGCTTTAATGTTACAATCAAAGCTACTTACCTCAAAATCTTTTAAATCCATAAAATGTTATACACTTAAATTTTAGTTGAGTGATATAAAATTGCAGCAGACATATCGTCAAGCTGATGCTTAGAGCCCATATCTAGAACTTCAGGGTCAACATTTAACTCAGAAAGGTTATCTAGATTCTCCACAACATTAGATAGTGTTTCATCCCACTCTTTTGATGGCTTAGAAACAATGATTGATTCACAAGCGCGAGAAACTAAGTCTTTCCGATCTTCATCAAGTTCTTCTAAACCAAACTTAAGAGCAAAGTCGCGGTAAGCTCTCAATTCAAACTCACTAACCATTTTAGTAGCTTCAACAATATGTTTCTTAGAGAAGTTAGAATTAGATACTCCAATGGGGCGACCACCAGAAGGAGCTATAGGTGCAGCTTGTTCTTGAGGTTCTTGTTCGGAATCTTCCTCGTTTTGAAAGAGATTAATGCTATTTACAAGAGGCATGTAGTAACCCTCTTCCCTCTGCTCTTTGAAAGATTCTTGGGCAGACATTAGATCTTCTGCCTTTGGGAATACTCCATTATGAACAACTTCCATTCCTTGTTGTGGAGTGAGTACTCCAAGCTCCATCATGCGAGTAGCAAGCTTGGTCATGTCTGAATTATCAAGAGTATCAGTCTTAACAAAATTAACCTCTGGCCAAGAACGCATACCAGCCGCTTTACAAATTCGACGGATCTCTGGCTGCAAGAAATCACGAATAAATTGCTGACGAGACTCTTCAAGACGCTGGATAAAGATCTTCATCTTAAGTTGTCCATCTGCGTATTTGTTATCCCCAAGTAAAACATTCTGAAGTCCTTCTTGGATGTCACGGTTTAAAATTTCATACTTTTCTGGACCAATTACTTTTCGGAGATCAGGAATAATAAAATCGGCTTTTGTGGTATAATCAGATACAAGAACACGACCAACGCTTTGGTTCTTAAAGATATTCTGCATAGCAGACAGGGCTTTATGGTTAACTCCACCCTTATCAGGCTCTGCACCCATAGTAACTAACAAAACAACATTCTCAATAGAACGAGAAATAGCTTGGTCAATTTTCTTAAGTTCTAATTTCTTATTGATGTCATCAAGGACAGAGAAAGCATATGGAACAGAAAGCGGCTCATAGTCTTGTTTTTTGGCAAACACTACATGTAGTAGTTCAGATGCTAATTTTATGTATAAACGCTCAGTTGTAGTAGCAGTGTTATTTTGTATTCTTACTTGAACATCTTCTGGTAAAGAGTTGTACATCTCAATCTCATGATCAGTTTTGGGATCTTTGAGTCGAGAAATCTCATATGGAGTAAGAACTTTAAAGTATTGAAAATCATTAAATGAAATAGAACCTTTAGTAGCAATATCTGTAGGGTTCATGATTAAATACTTAATAGGGATAGGCACACTTTTAGTTGCACCATAAGTCTCTAAAACCCTACCAGTATCATTTGTTTTAATCCTACCATCTACACGGTACATAAACACATTACCAGACCTATAGTATTCGCGGAAGTATTGTGACTTAATATCGTGTATTTTAATTCTTTTAAACCAAGCATTAATAAAGTTCCTTGATTTATCAGAACCGCCTTCTAGATAAAGGTCAGAATCAGCGAAATCAGATAACATATCAATAGTACTGCGGAAAGCTGGTACGTTAAAGTAAGCTTTCTGACATAGCTGAATAGCATCACGTACATCTACTGAATCACGGGAGTAATCAAATGGCAATAAACCATCATCAATATTCTTGAATCTGTTTTTAGTATAACTCTGAGTAACACTGTTAGTTCTTGAACTAGAACGCTTACTAGAATCAGAAAGCCTAGAAGCAGTTGTTTCATAAAGAGATTCTCCGACTAATTCTGGAGAAAACTCTTCGGCAAGAGATTGTCTTGTTAATTCTTCAAGATTATTATTGGGAGTATTAGATTTGAATTTTTCCCAATACTCAGACCTCTTAGTATACTTACGTTTTGCCATGTCACAAATTGTTACACTAAAGTTATAAAAGTTACTTTATAACTTTTCAAATTGTGAATGGAATAAATGTAGAAACAGGTTTTTTCTCTGGAGTAACATGAAGAGAGTCAAAATACACTTTAGCAAACCAATTTCCTAGAATCAAAGCAGAATAAGAGTCTTTACGTGCTCTATTCGGTCCCTTTTGTCTTCTTAAGTTTTGGGGCAGGTTAAATGACTGAGATCCTTGTGGGTTTGTAGCAACCTCAATGTTGGCGCATTCTGACTTTGTAAGTTCAATGATACTTTTCTGATGATCAATTAAATCAATCATCTTAGCTCCTTTAGATGAAGCAGTAATCCTGTGGTCCCACTTAATTTCCTCAATAGGTATGTTCTTTTTTCTTTGTTGATCAAAATGATCGTCTACCGCTCTAGCACCAAACAATATTCTTTTATGGTCTATTGCTGCTTGTAACATCTCATTACCATTTCTAATCCAATTAGATGTTGGCTTTCTTAAAATACAATATTTTCTTTCCTTTTGGTTGTATTGATTCTTGAACTGCATAATATCACCATGCCACTGATCTGGTTTTTCTAGCTCAACTTCAATTACTCCAATATCAACTTTAGCCTTTTTAAACAGTTCACTTTCATTGCAGGAGTTTATAAATTGTACCCCTCCATTATAGTCACCGCATATACCGACAATATTAAAGTTTTCAATTAAATATAAGAAATACCTCATATGGTCTTTTAAGGACACTCCAGCCACTGCGTAGCTATGAACAAGGCAAATCTTCTGTTCGTCCCTCAGAACCTTAAATACGTGCATTGCGAAGTGGTCTGCACTTGTGTTACCAGCCCAGTTGGGGTCAAAAGCAAGAATATAGTCATCACTTGGATTCCCAACTACCTCAACAGCAGGAAATTCTCCATCCATGATGGTGCAAGCCGCCATCTTAGATAATCTAAAGTAACCATCGCTCTCATCTACGAACTGTGCCCCAAATTCCCTCTTGAACTGCATCTCAGACATAGTTGCCTTAGCTTGTTTAAGCAGGTTTTGATCGTATAACCTTGTAGGAGCACAATCATAACTCAATTGCATAATTAATCTATATGCATCATCAGCCGCTTGCTCATCCTCCTCATCGTCTCTATCGAATTCTCCAAATATTAGCCCCTCATACTTTTTGTAGAGTTTGTACATGTATTCGAATTTGAATGACGGAGATGAAAGGATTATTAATTTGTTGTTAGGCCATACATACCTATTTTCCTCTTTCAGCTCGCCTTTGTCGATTAGGCGGGATTCTAGTTTATGCAGTTCCTCCCTTTCAATTGGGTTTTCTACAACTCCAAGGAATGGTATGATAACTTCATTGAATATCTTTTCTGGTATTGTTAAGAACTCATCTAACACAATCCTATTAAATCGAAATCCACGCAGTCGTTCTCCATTAGCTAACGGCAAAGCTATAGCGCGGCTATTACCAATTTTTAAAGTCCATTGGTCAGTACCTTTTGTTATTTTAACTCCGCATTCTTTTGCGAGCTTTGCCTCTGGCTTACTAAGGATATCTTCCATCTTCTGGAAGATCTGTTTTGATTGCCTAAAGCTACCTGCAATAACACCAATATTAGCATTGGGGTTCAGTAGACATTCAAGTAACACATAAATAGCTGTAGAGAAAGTCTTAGACATACCCCGTGAGAATACGAACATAGAGTAGTCTGATACCATCATTCCCTTGATGGCCATTGCTTGGAAAGGAAATAATTTTACCCCCAAAAATAATTCGGAGGTAAATGCTATATTAGCCCTTAAGAACTTGTATAATAAATACTTGGCCTCTTCGTCGGGAAGGTCGCCATCAAGTGTTCTTAAATAAGAGTTAAACTCTCGTGCGGAGTAATCATTTCGATACCGCTGTTTTCCTTTCTGCCATGCCATGAACTTTTTTCTCTAAGTGGTATTGTACATCAACATGCCATAAGTTTTGGCCATGATATAGTATTTTGGGTATAATTTTCTTTGCTCCTGCTCTTGAGTATGCAAAAATAAATTGAATATTTTCTGGGTAGTCTATCATCAGACTACGAACATTATGCCACAAGTAACCTAAGTTCGATTTAAACTTCGATACTTTGTTGTCTTCTTCGATTTTCTCAATAGATGACTCGACAACAATGAACATGTAAGAATTAAACTTGACACAACGATCCATTTCGCGCCTGAAGCGTTCAATATCTTTTCCAAAGGTTTGTCTAAAATCATCTTGAGCTTTTCTATCTATAAAGGTTTTTGAATAATATTCTCCTGCTGCGGTATAATCACCGAAGTCCAACTTGTTCTTCATACTATTATCGAACCTGAGAGGCTTTTGTTCTCTAGTATCGATAAATATTTGCATATCTTTAATGTCTTGTTCCCAAAAGTTTTTGGGCAAGTTTTTATTAAACCAAGATTCTATGCCCAAATCTTCAGAAAAATCAGAGTAAGATCTCCACATTTTGCGGTAATAATCAATATTGGGCATTTGAGCCAACATGTAGTATAAGTCTGGTGGAGTAAACTTAACATCCTTGTTCTCAAATCTTTTGCGAGTATATTTGATTAAGTGGTTTTTTGCTTTGATTGGGGAAGTTGTTTTTAACCAAGATAAATAATTATCTACATTGTTAAAGTCTTCTGTGAAATATTGGTCGTAGTTTTTGAATTGCAGAAGTTCGTTTGTGTATAAGTCTCTTTTAGCATAATGCTCAACATAATATTCTCCAATAGAAGTACTATGCGCTTTAAGATGGGCGTGAAAACCCCTACGCTTCTCAAAAGACTTACCACACTCTCTGCAAACAAATTCACTCATAACAATTCTTTTTTAGATATGCCAAGCACTCGTGCTTTGTAGTCATCCATACTCTCAAGCCTATCTGCCTCTTCTTCAATTAATTTGTTTTGAAGTTCAGCCATCATGATCATACGGTCACGTTCTTCACGCTCTTGGAAAGCTTCAACCAAAGCAAAGATAGATCCATTCTCCTCTCCTTTAGCCTTCAGCCTAGCAGTTCTAGAGCCATTCAAGTCTTTTGTCAAGGATTCAATCCGCTTTTCGCACTGGTTAAGCTCTTCACTAGTCGCCTTGATAATCTCCGTCAGACGCATTGTGATGTCCCTTTCATTGTCTTGGTCGTCTAGTAGTGCATTAAGCTTGTCAATGCGCTGCTGGATGTGTTTTTGGCGCACGTAGTTGGCACACACAGTCACATACAGATTCAATTCGTCGTTAGTGAGGTCTGGCTTGTCCCAAACAGCACGGACAAACTCACTTTCAAACAAGTCTCTGTCAGCTAGAGTAACATACTGATTAATAAAATGGTTAAAACGGGGGCTTTTAAAATAAAGAATTAATTGCTCTACTAGTTTTTTTTGTTTTGTTTGGAGGTTTAGTTCCTCTAAAGTAGTACCACAGAAGTTATTTATCTTAACAATAGCTCTGTTTATAGATTTAGGTGGAGTCCACTTCTCTTTTGTAACAATCTCATTATCATCTACAATCTCTGGCCTGTAAGTTTTTAAAAAATCAACAATGATTCTATGCTTCATGCTTAATGGCTGGACATCACGATCTTTAAAAGTGAGTCGGGCTATTTCTAGCGCATTCATGCCAACCTCAATATTGTCAGTCATCAAGAACTCTTTTTGTTCTTTTGTTAAATGAATTTGCTCTACTTTGGGGGCAAGGGTTGTTTTTGCTTTTTTATCTTGTTCAGCTAAGAACTTCCTTACTGCCCTACCCTGTTTAGACCTCCCATCAATAGTCTCATCATTAAATATTTTGCGGGTTATAAACATTAAATCTGGGTTCTTTTTAAATAACTTTAAAATCTCCTCTTTCTGCTCCTCTGTTAAATCGTATATCATTATAAATCCTCCTCTTTTATCACCTTTATTGCTATATTATAAAACTTCTTCTTGAGATTGTTTATTTGTTTGTATCTAGGTGTTTTTCTTTTACTTGTATCTCTCTTAAATCCAAACTTCTTAGCCACCTTCACTTCATCTTCATGGTCTATAAACAAAAGCTTATATATTTCTTTGTGCTTTTCATTTAATTGATCCATTACTAAATCATGTATCTTGCCCACTTTCTTATCATAGTCTAACTCATCTTCATTTATTCTATCTTTAACAGATATTAATGAATCCAAAGATACTGGCATTTTTAAGTTGAAAGCATTTTGTTTTTTATTCTTCCATTTAGCAAAATCCTCACACTCTTCATCCTGCTCTCTACTCTTTGTAAAACCACACTCATCTCCCCCCAAATAAAAGGAACACCGCAAACACGGCTTTGCAAAGTTTCCATAGTGATTCCTTATCAGATTCTTTATCTGATTACTAATCAACATAGAAGCCCAAGGCTTAAATGCTCTCTTCTGATCCCACAAATGCCACTTTTTATAGATATGAGTGCGGATTATCTGACAAACATCATCATAATCCAACCAAGCTATGGAGTTAAGTTGCCACTTAGATCTATATCTATTTAAAAGCTCTTCAATTTCTGGAACAAGGTCTTCATACCTTTTATCCATCAATATCTTGAACTCTAGAAGATGCACAATCTGCTTGGCTTTGTTTAATCATTGCCTCACCATCAGGTAAGTTGGGCGCTGGCCTAGAAAAATTCCCCCTGCTAGCATCTTCAGGAGTAGCAGATTTCCATAAGTCTGTTAATGTTGTTTTGTTTGTATTAGCTTCAGCCACAATATCGTTTTTTAATCTCCGTAAATCAAAAGAGCGAGGAGTCTCTTCTTCATATTCAATCTCTGCTACCACTTCTCTTTTCGCTGGAGTAGCCGCAACAACTCCAATTTGAGTGCCACACGCCGCACAAAATTTTGGTTTGACCACTTCATACACATTTTTGTGGCCGCAGGAAGAACAGAAAACTTTATTCATATCAAATTTTATTGTTTTGGGGCTAATAATTCAATTTTTTCTACAAGATAACTGATAATTTTATCTCTTATCACATCTTCTTTACCAAATTCTACACTATACACCCCTTTTTTGGAACTAACACTATCTTTAAATAAATTCTTCAACTTATCAAAACCACTACTCCTAATGTCACTCTGCAAACTATCTCCACATATAAATAACTTCGCACCACGACCTATCCTAGTCAAAACAGTAGTCAATTCACGCACACTCATATTCTGAGCCTCATCAACAATAACTACCTTATCCCTCCATGTACATCCGCGCAAAAAGTTAATCGGCTCTGCTTCCAGTACCCTTTTGTTTTTTAATTGCTCTTTCTCTGGCTTATTCAATAACTCATCAATCTTATCTAAAAGCGGTGCCATATATGGCCCAAACTTATCATCCATATCTCCTTTCAGAAAACCTATCCCCCTATCCGCACTCTCCACAACACTACGTAAATACAATATTTTTAAGTTTTTGTCATTATTATATAAATCCAAAGCAGAATAAACAGAAAGAAACGTCTTCGCTGTTCCCGCTGGCCCTCCCAAAAACACAATCCGCGTTTTCTCATCCGTCATTATATCATAAAATTCCTTTTGCTTAGGAGTTAATTCTATATGACCCAACAATAAGCTGTTTTCTTTTGCCATTTGTTTTTATTTATTACACGCTTTTAAACATGTAGCTATATTTTATTATATGGCGCATCCCCCATTAGTTATAAAAAAAGTTTACTTATAGTGTTCACCACCCCCCGCGCTTTGTGTGTCAAGTGCAAAAGTCAAAAACTTTCAAAAAACCCCTCCCCTAAATAAAAATGCATTTTATGCAAAAAAAAGCTTTTAATTGTGGGCTCGTTGCTTCATGCTCTATCCAGATATGAGAGCAAGAATTAACAAAGCAATTTCCCACCTTGGGCTTGAGATAGAAGGCGGTAACGGCAGCGGTTGCTTTTACTTCACAAATGCACACGGTACATTAAACGCTGACTCAGTAATGGTATCAGCCATGACTCACCTGCCTGTTGCAAGGTGGGTGGAAGAAGCTCAAAGCGCACTTGAGCAACACACGCAAAACCAAACACCAGCCAAAGAGTTGGTGCCAGTCATTAAGCTAAGAGCCAGCATTTACTAATGAAAAAAAATAAATTCTTTTTTTCTTTACGAACCCCCAAAAAATCAAGTATACTTCCACCATGAAAGCAACCAAGACAAGCAACTACTACAAGAGACTTCAATCCGCAAGAGCCAGTCAAGCCAAGTGGAACGACGAGTGCCAAGAGAAGCGCGAGGCAAACCCTATCGACTGGGCCGCCACCGCAGAAGCTGGCAAGGTAGTCTTTAAAAAATCAAAATAAATCTTTACAACTAACCCAAAAACACTAAGCTAACACCATGAACTTCAAAAACCAGAACCTCATCAACAAGGCCATCATCATCATCACTTTTCCTTTTGCTATCGGCATTCACTTGGGCGAGTGGTTGAGAGAGCGCAAGCTCAAGCGCATGATCAACAAATGGCTTCCCGTTGCCATCAAGAAGCCTAACGGTCACGAAGCCAAAATGGTCGAAAAGTGGAGCAAGGAACTCCGCTTCGTATATGGAAAATAAATCTTGACCAAACCCAAAATCTAAACCAAAATAAACTCGTTATGACACTACAAGACATCATCACTAATCCGTTCCTCCCTGTAATCTTGGCTAGCCTTTTGGGTTTATCTTACTCCTCTCTTAAGCTTCTCTCGAAGTCCAAGAGTTCATTGCTAGACTTGTACCGTCAGACAGCTGACGAGTTATGCGTGAGAGTCATTGGTCGGGTTGTCACCTACCACACAAACAACTCTTCTTCCGTTAAGTTCGACGGAGTCCGCCGTTTCATCATCAAGGACATTGAAAGGATTTGGATGAGCGATGACAACCGTAAATGCCTCACGGCTAAGTGCATTGACTTGGATGATGGCTTTGTTGAGAAGTACCGCACTCTCCACGTGTCAGGCATCGCCAAGATCGAAGGTCGCTTGTTTTCCCTGTGGCACTTCTTCAGACTCCTATTCCCTAAAAAAGCTTTCTAGTGTGTGTCTAGTGTGTGTGGCCCGTCAGTCTCTTCGGAGGCTGGCGGGTTTTCTCTTGACCTAGTGTGCTTGGTTTCAGGGTGTCACCTCATTTTCTGACAGAATCGCGATAATGTCAAGCCTTTCACCATAAAAAAACAATAAAAAATAAAAACGCTGTAACTCACTGAACGACAACGAGTTACGGGCCTCGGCCCCGCCGCGAGCCGTAACTCATTGAGTATCAACGACTTACAAAGAATTTTTCTTTATAGTAAACAAGAGGAGAGTCAAGCTTTTTTCTAAGAAAAAAAATGTTTAAAAATGAAAAAAAAGTCTTCTAATCCCCTGAGGTTCTGCTATACTACGTTCATGAAAACAAAGACATACACAGTATACCACAACTACTCTAAGGATGCCGAGTTCTCAGGCACACGCGAAGAGTGTGAAGCATGGATCTCTAAGATGGACCCCAAAAATCTTGGGTGGTTCTGCATCCAATAAAAAAAAGATGCAGAAAAAGCTTTTCTTTTTTAAGGCTTTCCTTTATACTCCGCCCATGTCCAACACAGATAAGATCCAAAACATTATCCTCGACTACTGCGAGGGGATTGAGCATCTAGAGTTCAGTAAGTCTGATCTTCCTGAAATGATTGAGAAGATTAAGGCAGCAATTCTTAACGAGCTCGACGATGCAGAACATCTTGACGATGCTCGTAGTTACGTCAAAGAATACCTTTAGGAAATTAAAAAAAGATGCAAAAAAAACTTGTTCCACTCAATAAATTCCAGTAAAATCCCTTCATGTCCAAAAACTACACAGTCACACGAAAGGGCCTCTGTAAAGTCTACCAAAACGAGAATATTAGACTTGAGGTTTACCCAAAGCAGTGCCAATACTTTGAGCCAATCGCATCGGTGAAGGTCGGGCCATCCGTCTGGACTTCCCCTATTATCTCCCGCGCTGATGCGGCGCGTATGATTCAGAAAATCAGAGAAGCTTCAAGGTCATGAAAACTTTCATTCTTACTCTAGCAGCAATCTTCACGCTCTTGGTATTCTTCGGATGCCAAGGGCAAACCGCCTTTGTCATCACTCACAACGTGACAGACCGCCCCCTTCTGGTCTTTCCATTGGTCAAGCGTCATAATTGGGACAAGGAACTTGAGAAGGGCCTCGTTCACTTCGAAGGCTTCAAACCTCGCCCATACTACTGCTGCGCGGGAGTCCGAACAATAGGTTACGGGTGCACTGACAAAAGAGCACTCCGAAAAGGTTGGATAAGTGAGCCGCAAGCAAGAGCCTTACTCAGAAAAGAAGTGAACAAAGTAAAAGCAAAAGTGCGCGAGGAAGTTCAAGTGAAGCTTTCAGACAATCAACTGAATGCTTTGACCTCTTTCACCTTCAATTGCGGCCTGACAAATCTCAGGAAGCTTGTGAATGGGAAAGATCGCCTAAACTCTGGCAACTATAAAAGCGTTGAAAAGATTTTACCTCTATACCGTAGAGCAGGAGGAAAGGTTCGCAAAGGATTAGAGCGGCGCAGAGCTTGGGAGCTTTCGCTATGGAAAGGGGAAATTTAAAACAAAAAATTTTGCTAGGCACCATTCCTAGTAATCAACAAAAACAACAAAAACCAAAAACCATGAAAACCAAAACAAAAACCACAACTAAAAAGGATTATTCAAAAGAGATTAAATCTCATGCCTCATCAAAAGAAACCTTCACTGTAGATGGCAAGGAATGCTCCTATGGCTTAGGAGGAGAAGGAATAACCAAGGCATTCAAAGAAACAACTCTTTGCAACCAGAAGCTAGCGATCATTCCCAAAAAATATCTTGGAATTGACAAATCCTATCAACGCACAGCAAGCAAAAGACAAATTCAGAACATTGCCAAAAAATTCGATATGGCAAATTTTGATGTTCCTGCTGTATATAAAATTAAACACAATAATAAATTTTATTATCAAATCGTTGATGGTCAGCATCGCTGTTGCGCCAACCAGCAAGAAGAAATTCTTTGCCGTATCGTAAATACAAAAGCTGCGGTCACCCGCTGCTTAGAGGCCAACGATGCATCCCGCAAAAGATCATGGAGCATAAATGACATGTTCTGGGGTAAAATTGTTGAGCTTGATCGCTGCCCTGAAATCAGAGATGAGGAGCATAGAAAAACAATCATTGAATTTTTCCTTGATGCTGGCTTCACTCCTTGTAATCCAGCGAACAACAAGCCTGTTGATGTAGGATGTAGAATCGCTTCTATTCATAATCATTGGATAAAAAATACATGGGCTAACCTTGAATCCCTTCAGATGCGGCGAGAAGAAAAAGAAAAGAAAGCCCTTAAAATTTTAAAAGATGTTATTGATATCGTAAAAGAAGTATTCCCAAAAATGAACTATCAAAAATGGGGCGGCACAGTTTGGGCTGGTTTGTTCGATCTCCTTAGTGATAACAACAGGAATTCTGGCATGTCTAATTATGATAAAAAACAAATAATTGCAGCCCTTCAATATGGAAGAGTTACAACAACAGGGAACCAGTTATCAAGTCGAATTAATCTAACGGATTTTGCAAGCTATAACTTTGCTTCTCAACAAGGCAGCTTTCGATCTTCTAGAAGACATGATTCGCATGTAAAAGTTTTGAAAAATGCTATTGAAACTTATGCTAAATTTGGTTAGTGGTTAAAGCGGCTCCTCGTTTATCGCTTGGCGGGGAGCCGCCTTAATAATAATTAAAATTTAAATAATATAAAAAATAAAAGCCCCTTTTTTGGGGCTTTTTTTCTTGACTTGACAAAAAAAATAAAATCGTTGTAAGTCGTTGAGTATCAGTGAGTTAGCGGGCAGGGGCGGGCGGATCGCCGTAACTCATTGAATATCAGTGACTTAGAGCGTTTTTCTATAACTCTAACTCATTGAGAATCAGTGGCTTATGATGCAGAGGCATGTCAAGTAAATATTTGGCCTTTATTTGTTTAACCTTAGCTTAATGTTAGTGGAGCCCTATTGTTTATTTGTCTAAATATCTGGCATTGTTGGCGGCATTTTTTTCGGCTTGTCAAGTTATTTGCAAAAATATTTGGCATTGTTGGAGCAAAAAAAAGAACAAAAAAAGCAAAAAAGGTGTTGCCATTAAGAAAAAAAAGGTTTAGACTTTCCCCAGTTCAGAGACGGTCTCTGACATTCAACTACAACTACAACTACAAGTACTATGAAAAACCTTATCTATTCCTCCAACAAAGTCAGCTACGATCAACTTAAGGAAATCGAAAAGCCTGAGCCTATGGGTGCGCGTCACTTCCCTATCGACCACCACGAATTGGTCGATATTGCCAAGCGCGAGTTGGGAAACAACGGTTTCGAAATCAAGCAGGAAGAACATGGCATTTCAGAAGGTGGCATGAATTGCTTCTCTGGTTTCTCTATCCGCAAGTCCGACTTCGACAATACAGATCGCGAGCTTGTTTTTGGACTTCGCAACTCCCACAATCAAAAGTTTGCCAGCTCTGTAGCAGTTGGTTCTTCAATGCTTGTTTGTGAGAATCTTTGCTTCTCCTCTGACATTACCTTGTCACGCAAGCACACTCGCAACATCTTTTCAGAACTCCCCTCTATCATGAACAAGGCTATCCAGTCTATTCAGCAGACTTGGGACAATGAAGGCAAGCGCATTGAGACTTACAAAAACACCGAAGCCAACGAGGTTGAAGTGATTAACAAGCTTCTCAAGGCTGGTCTTATCAAGCCCACCAAGATTGGAGACTTCCTTGATCTTGTTCAAAATGGTGGAGTCGATGTGAACGGAACCAAGGGAGCCTTCCACGAATACCGTGGGACACTCTGGAATATCTTCAATGCCGTGACAGAGTCTTACAAGAATTTGACTGCCAATAATGTCATGCACTTGCCCCGCATGACAATGGAGGCACAAAATATTCTTGACAGAGTTGCCAATCCTTCCCTAATTACTGAGGAGGACAAGGCGCTCGCTCTTCCTGCTTAGTCTCCTTTATCATAGCAAGCCTCGTCTCCTCTGCATGGGGGGCGGGGCTTTTCTTTTGTCAATAAAAAAAAATCGCTGTAAGTCGTTGAGTATCAAGGAGTTAGAGCGCAGCGGCGGGGGCGCGGCCCTAAGTCCCTATCAATCAGTGAGTTACGAGGTTTTTTCCCATATCAAAAAAAACTAGGCTGTCAACCCTAAATTTAAATAATAAAAAATCAAAAAAAAGCTTGGTGCAGGCTCATTTTTGTGAAGAATAGACAGCGTTATGGGCATGAAATTACTCAATTCAGGAAACAGCAAAACAATCAAGGGATTAGCTTATGGTTATGTCACTTATGGTATCCATCTCTCACCTTCAAAGCTTTCTGGCTTCAACACTTGCCACTGGGCAAGTAAAGGTTGCTCTATGGCTTGCCTTAATACGGCGGGACGTGGAATCATGAAGAACGTACAAAAGGCGCGAATCAATAAAACCAAATTCTTGTTTCAACACCGCGAGACTTTTATGGCCCAACTTCACAAAGAAATTACTGTTGGAGCAAAGAAGGCACGGAAGTATGATAAAACGCCTTGCGTCCGTCTTAATCTAACTTCTGATATTCCTTGGGAAGCAAAACAATTCTTTTTTGAGGGCAAGAGCATTTTTGATCACTTCCCTGATCTGGCCTTTTATGATTACACCAAAGGTAGCTACAGGATGCACAAATTCCTTGATGGCAAAATGCCAAAAAATTACTCCCTAACCTTTTCCCGCTCTGAAGAAACAAGCAATGATCGAATGAGAAGGATCTTGAATAAGGGTGGCAATGTGGCAGTTGTTTTCCGTGGTTCACTCCCTGAAAAATATCTTGGCCATCCCGTGGTTAATGGAGACGATACGGACCTCCGTTTCCTAGATCCAAAGGGCGTGATCGTTGGCCTTGTCGAAAAAGGTCTTGCAAAAAAAGATCAAACAGGTTTTGTAGTTGAACCAAAATGAACGAAAGCAATTGGATAGAGACTTTATATAACATCATTATCGCTTTGCTTTATATAATCTTTAAAAAAGAAAAATGAAAATGACTAAGAAATACACAATGCCGTTCCTCCATATGAATGGATCAGGCGAAGACAGGCTACGCGAAGAATACAACGAATTGTTTGAAGCTGTAAGCGAAGCGCAAATCAAACTCCTTTATGATACAACTTTCCATCAAAGAGACTACTACCCTCACGGAGACGGGGCTTGGGATAAAGCTCTTTCAGAAAGGGAAGAGGTTAAAGAAGCAATGAATACGGTCTATCAATATGCTAGGCAGCATATGCACTTCATCGAATGTGGAAAGGAACAACTAAATGACTAAAAACAAAACACCCAAAATAATCCTCAAGGATTCAAACAAATACAAACGCCCTTGGTTTACCTTTGTCAAAGAAAATGGCGATGATTACCGGTTCACTTGGTATAAGGAAGGCACAGAAACAAGTATCAAAACATCTTTGCATGGAGCAATTGAACTTGGCAGGGAGTTTGTCTCTAATAACTATAAATGGAAATAAAAACAATGAAAACTTACGACAATTCAGACTGGAAGGCTGTGGCAAATGGCGGCACTGCAAAAATAGCAACGCAAAAAACCTTTGGGGTTTATGACGCTATCCCTCGCGGTACTTCTGAGCAGATAAGCAAGGCTTGCGATGCTTTCTTCAAAAGAAAGGGCATTGTCTATGGAGAATCTTGGTTCCACCAAAGGAAAGAAAAAGGCAAAGGAATACAAGAAAAAAATAAATAAAAAATCCCGCCTAACTCGTTGAATATCAGCGAGTTAGAGCGGAGCGGCGGGGGCGCAGCCCTAACTCCTTACTAATCAGTGACTTAGAGCGATTTTTCCTATACTATAGAAAGCCCCAAAGTAAAGCACAAAAATGAATAAAAAAAGATCAGATTTTACTTGTAAAAAGATTTGATTCTATTACTATTCCCCCATGGCTACCTATACACACTATGTCGTTCGCTCTGTTAAAAATGCTTGCCCTTTTGGGGTTGGGCTTCTCAATCAGGGTTTTGGTTCCACTCCCAAGGAAGCTTGGGTGGATGCAGTTGGTCGAGGCCAAAATGTCGAACTCTTCAAATTCAAGGTGAAAGATGCTCGCAGATCTCGTTGGTGGTTGTGCATGTGCGATGGGGAATTCTTCGAATCCCAAGGTCGCTCTGGCGAGGTTGGTCCCGCCTGTGACGATCCCACCAAGTAAGGCGTGATCCCGCCCAACCCCCGTCGGAGGCAGTTGTCTGGAATTTCCAGACAGCTGAACCCCTAGGGGGGGTAAATGTGTTTATTTGTTCATATTTAAAAAAACGGGCAATTTTTGCTTGCTCTTATTTGTTTTTATTTGGAACAAAATTCGACATTTTTGCTTGACCAATTGCAATTATGTATTACTATGAGGGCATGAAAGATCAAGACCGTGCTTTCTTTGAGAATGTAGTGTTTGCTTGCCTTGTGTTTTTAAGCATCGCTTTTATGGGCATTTTGATTACTAAGCTTATTACTTATTTGCTTAATTAGATTTATTTCTGTTGGTATACTTGTTATTGTTGTTCCATAATATAATTCACCCGTCCCTCTTTATTGGTTTTTAGGGGGCGGGTGTTTTATTTGGCATTATTTGGCTCAAAATCGTACAACCTTGGGCCTTATTATTTGACAAAAAAAGCTACAATCTTGTCAATAAAGATTTTATATTTGGCCCACAAAGTAACCTTATTAAGCTCGCGCTTATTATTTGAAATAATTTTGTTTAATCTTGCCTTGGTTTGCTTGCTTATGTTTTCTGCATCGTCGCTCCTTAATTCAGCAAAGGGCTTATTAATAGCAAAAAGTTTTTTTAAGTTGGCTTGGGTGTCCTTGCTCAAGTTTACATCGAATTTATTTTGTTGGCTATCTTCTTCTTGCATACAAATATATTATACAGTAAGCCGCTGGCTTGGGCTATTATTATTTGCAAAAATATTTGGCAAACTTGGGGCCATTATTAGGCTTGACACTACTAGCTTATTTGCTAAGATGTAATCAAACTGGGGCTAGTTTGGGGGCCAGCTTTTATTTGTTTTTATTTGCTAGAATTGGGCAAAATCGCGCTTTATTTGGTTTTTTTTAAAAAAATAGGCCAGTGCTTTGTGTTTACCCTAGGGCTAATACATACAAATTATAAAAAAATATAATAAGACCCCTTGTTTTTATAAAATTTTGTTGACTAGCCAGCCTTTTTGTATGCTTTTATTTGCTTTTGTTGGCTAAAATGGGGCAAAAAGTGACTAAATTGCCATTATTTATTTTTTAGAGCAACAGCCACTATCCTATCCAAATCACTTTATTTAGGTTAATTCCTTATAAACCTTTATTTTATCTTGTTTTCTTGTTGTATCTCTATTATGTATTACTCTATATATTACCTTATGGTATACTGTATAAAAAGGAATAAAAAATAGGGTATAAATAAAAAGAATAAATTATGATAATTTATTGTAAATTATACTTGTATTTCCAGTTTATCGTGATGATGTGAATTTAGATAAGTGACCTCGTTAATGATTTCATTAGCTAAAATAGGGTGATCAGAAAATTGAT